TCCCAAGCGCGGATCCTATCCGCACATCGTCCAGGGAGACATCCAGGAGGTTCCAGCCGGCGTCAGGCTTGCCCACGGTGGTCCGCTGGCGCTCTGGCCTATCGCATGAAACTGGTTACAGGGATCATGCCCACGCGAGGCAGGACTGAATATGCCACGCTGGCCGTGGCCTGCTTCTTGGCGCAGGACTACGAGAACAAGCGGCTCGTGATCCTCGACGATGCCGACGATCCGAGCTTCCCGAACGGGTTCAGTGGAAAGTCGATTTCCTACACGGCGCTAAAGAAACGCATGCAGATCGGAGCAAAGCGAAACATCGCCTGCGAGCTCGCCTTCCGGTCCGATTACATCGCGCACTTCGATAGTGACGACTGGAGCGCGCCGCGGCGATTAACCCAGCAGATCGACCTCCTCGAGCGCACCGGCAAGGCCGTGACGGGTTACAACTCGCTGCTGTTTTACGAGCCCAAGACCGGCGGATGGGCGCGATGGACTGGAGGCCAGGAGAACTCCGCGGGAACGAGCCTGGTCTACACGCGCGAGTGGTGGTCCACGCATCGGTTTAAGGACCAGAACTGCGGAGAGGACCACCTGTTTCGCGATGCCGCCAAAGACGGTGAGGCCTTTATCGCCGTACCAGGCGAACAGATGATGGTCGCACGCGCGCACCCGGGCAACACCAGCAAGAAGCATCTTTCCAACTACCGACCCGTCTCTGTTCAAGACGTGCCGGCGGATTTTCCTTTGTAATGGGCTTCCGTGGTGGGCCTGGGACATTGAAACGCAGGATCACGTTCCAGCGCTTTCCGGATCCTGAAGACGAAGCCTTGAAGGATAGCCTCGGGGAAGTGACCGGGGAGCCGACAGACGACTTCACGTGCTTTGCTGCTTATCAACCGATCGGCGGGAAGGAGTTTCCGGTCTCGGAGAAGCGCCATGCGGAAACGACTGGCAGATTCTGGATCCGGTACCGGCGGGACATCAATCCGCGGACGCTACCGGCAACGCACCGGATCTCTTACGTCGAGAATGCATCGGTGACGTCGCCTGTCACCAGGACTTACGACATCAGGGCCGTGGCAAGTTTCGGTTTCGTCGAGATGCACATCGAGGTCTCCGAAATCCGGTGAGCCTCGGCGTCGATCTCCTGAAGTTCCCGAAGGAGCGCGAGCCGCAGTTCGACTTTTTGCTGCAGCAAGATCTCTCGGATTTCCATGTAAACCGGTCGGTTCATAGGCGGATTTTAGACCGTAACTCCCAGAAATAGTTAGCAATAAGTGAATATCGAGCAGGCGCTCTACAAGCTCCTGAAGACCGACGCTGCGGTCTCCGGGTTCGTCGCGGGCCGCATTTTCGCCGGGGTCATGCCGCAGCAGGTGGAAACCTATCCGGCGATTGCGTACCGCGCTCCGGCGGCCGGCGGGCGCGGCGCCGGGAGTCGCGAGACGTTCCATACCCTGCCATCAGGATGCACGCTGGTCCGGCAGAGGCTGCAGGTCTTCAGCGCGGCCAAAACCTACGGCGAGGCTGCTCTGCTCGACGAGGCCGTCTACACCTTGCTCGATGAGTTCCGCGGCACCGTCATTCGCGACGGATCCTCACCGGAAGAGTCGATCGACATTCAGGGCGTGTTTCTGGGCGACCCGGCCCATGCCTACGTCTTCGAGGACAAGACGCAGCTTCATCAATTCGTCTCTGAGTTCGCTTTCAACTTTATCGATCCTTCACGAATTCCCTGAAAGAACTCTGAATCCCTTCAATCGAAACCCCAACTGAAACGAGGTAAACAAATGAACCTGAGCAAAACCATTCTCGGATTCCTGACTGTCGTCATGTCCTTTGCGGCTTCGCTGCTCTGGAGCGGCTACCATCGCTCCCGAAAGAGCAATCGGACGCCTCTGTTCGTTCGCGATCTCTTCCTGCGTGGCGCCTGGGCGCTCCATCCTGTCGCCGGTGCGGCCGACCAGGACAACGCGCAGATCGGCTCCCAAGTCGAAGTGTACTTCTGGGATGAACTCATCAGCAGCCCGGATGGCTACGCCGTGCTCGGGAAATACCGGCAATTGACCGACATTGTCGGCGTCGAGTTGCCTGAAGTGAATTCGACCACGCTCGACAGCGAGGAAGAGGAGTTCATCGCAGGCCTCGGCATCGGTAAAGAATTCAGCGTCGTCACGACCTTGACCGCTGCGTCCCTGGCGAACTTCGAAGCTATCAACGCAGCCAAACAGAACATCGATATCAAGGTCGTGATTCCTGCCCCGACCAGCCAGACACGGTATTTTGCGGCAACTCCGCGCGGATTCGCATCGGGCAGCACGACGCCCAGCGGCCTGCAGGAGATCACCGGCAACTTCCGGCGTTCCGGACCTGCCTCTTCCGTCGATCCCCACGTTTAAGCAAAGGAGCTGAACCATGTTGACACGTGAACAGTTCCTTTCGCGCAAACCGCGCACGATTGAGAAAGTGGAGATCCCAGAACTCAGCGACCACGTTTTCGTCCGGTCTCTGACCGGAGCGGAACGAGACGCATGGGAGGACGCTAACCTCATCCGTAAGCACGGCGAAGGAAAGCGTCGCCTCGAGCTCTCGTTTGATGTCCGGGTGCAGAACTCCAAAGCCCATCTCGTCTGTATCAGTCTTTGCGACGAGTCTGGAAATCGGACCCTGCAGGATGGAGACGTGGCTGCCGTTGGAGATCAGCCCGCCATTATCGTCAACCGCATCGCCGACGTGTGTATGCGGATCTCCGGACTCACCGAACAAGACCTGGAAGATTCCGTAAAAAACTGAGGACCCGACCGGGACGCCGGTTCTACGTCGGGAAAGCAGATCAATACGGGATCACGGTCGATGAGTTTCTGAACCGTTTCGATAGCGCCAACATTACGGAACTCCAGGCCTACCAGATCCTGCTCAACGAGGAAGACGAGGAGCAGCGCGAGGAGGCCGAAAAGGAGCAGGTGAACCCGGGCCAGCGTGAACTAACCCCGGGAGAAGTCCTGGCTGTATTGGACGGTGGCAGCGTGTCACCACAACCGAAAAAGCCCAGAGCCAAACTAAAAAATGCCAGACGTTGAAGGTCTCGAGGAACTCGTGAGCGCTCTCCAGAACACGACCCTTAGTCTCTACCAGCGCAGTCGCCTGATCGAAAAGGGACTGCGTGCTGCCGGGAACATTCTCGCCGAGGAGCAGCGCCGGAGAGCTCCTGACGACCCGGATACGTCGGGTTCCAGGGTCGAGCGAAACATCGGCGTCTCGGTGCTGGAGCAGACGCCCACAGGCGCAATGATGCGCGCTGGCATGAAGAAATGGGGCTACGTGGGGAGGTTCGCGGAGTTCGGGACGATTTTTCAGACAGCAAGGCCATGGATGGGGCCTGCATTCGACGACAAGGTCGATGAAGCCGTAGACCAGGCGTCCACCATCATTCTCGACGGCATTGAAGAGGCCTTCCTAAAGTAAATGGCAACAGTTCGAAGTCTCTATGTCGTGCTCGAGGCGCGCACGCAGCAGTTCAACAATCAGATCCGCGCAGCGCAACGTGAGGCGCAGGAGTTCGGTCGCATGATCCGGCCCTCGACGAAGGCCCTGAACGATCTGGGCGGTGCGGCGAAGACTGCTGGTGTCGCGCTCACAGTCGGCCTGAGCGCTCCTATAACGGCTGTCGGCACAGCGTCGATCAAAGCAGCGAAGGATTTTGAGAGCAGCTTCGCCGGCGTGCGAAAGACCGTCGATGCGACCGAGGCGGAATTCAAGCAACTGGAAGCCGGCTTTCGAAATATGGCGCGGGAGATCCCGGTCTCCGTCAACGAACTAAACAAAATCGGTGAGTCTGCGGGGCAGTTGGGAATCGCGAAGGAACATATCCTGCCATTCACGCGAACTATGGCGGATCTCGCGAAGACCACGAACCTGAGTTCAGAAGAGGCCGCGGCCGCCACAGCCAAAATCCAGAACATCTTCGGAACTTCAGGGAAGGATGTTGATAAGTTTGGATCCGCTCTTGCCGCCCTGGGCAACGCGGGGGCCTCTACAGAAAAAGAGATCGTGGACATGGCGCAGCGTATCGCCGGTACTGGCAACCTCGTCGGCCTGGCTCAGGACCAGGTGCTATCGATTGCGTCGACTCTTTCATCAGTCGGCATCAACTCCGAAGCCGGCGGAACTTCAATCTCTCGCGTATTTTTGAAGATGCAAGACGCGATTATCGCTGGCGGGGAGCCCCTGAAAGAGTTCGGGAGAATCGCCGGGATGTCGTCGCAGCAGTTCAAGCAGGCGTTCGAAAACAATGCCGCGAACGCTCTGGTGGCTTTCATCGATGGACTCGGCCGTATGAAGAACGCCGGCGAAGACGTGAACGGTGCCATCGAGGGAACGCTCGGGAAGAGCGTGCTCATCAAAGACACGCTGTTGCGTGCATCAGGTGCGGGTAAGCTGATGTCTAGCAACCTCGCGCTTGGCGCCAAAGCCTGGAAAGAAAACACCGCCCTCACAGAAGAGGCCAACAAGCGGTATGGCACGCTCGAAAGTAGGCTGATCGTATTCAATAACACCATCAACGATATAGGGATCACGCTCGGCAACGTCTTGAACCGCGTCTTAGGCGAATTGCTGAGAATTTTAAATCCCGTCCTCGGCGTTATTGCTGAAGCGGTGGAATGGTTCGGCCGCCTACCTTCGCCAATACAGACGATCGGAGTTGTAGTTGCAGCCCTGGCCGCGGCAATCGGGCCGCTGTTGCTTGCCTTCGGATTCATTGCCACCACTATCGCCGGGGCCATCCCTGTATTTGTCGCGGCTGGTGGCGCGATTGCAGGTCTTGGAGCGCCAGTGTTGGCATTGATCGGAGCCATCGCCCTTTGGGTTACTGCAATCGTCGGAGCGGGAACCGCGCTGGTCCTGTTCATCAGCCAGAACGAAACCCTGCGTGCCGCGGTCCTCGAGGCGTGGGAAAAGATCAGGACTTCCGGAATGGAAATCTGGGTCCAGGTCGTGGATCTGTTTAAGACCGCGTCCGCAGCGCTTAAGGCGATCTGGGCAGAGTGGGGGCCGTCGATCACGGCTGCATTCAGCGGAATGGTGACTGTCGCTGGCGAGATGCTGAAGAACATCGCCGCCGCTGTCTCGACGGGCCTGAAGGTCATCAGTGGGTTGATCCAGGCGTTCCACGGACTGGTCACGGGCGACACGACCAAAATGTCCGCAGGCCTACAAAAGATCTGGACGGCCCTCTGGAGCGCAATCAAGGGCGTCGTGACGGCAGGCATCAACGCGGTCAAGGGAGTCATCACCAGCTTTACCACAGGCGTCAGCAATGCATTCAAGATGATGTTTGACGCGGTCGCTGGCAATTCTTACGTTCCCGACATGATCGACGTGATTCGCGAGGAGTTCGGAACGCTCGGCAACGTCATGGTCGATCCAGCCAAGCGCTCGACAAACGGTGTCCTGTCCTCCTTCAGCAACATGTACAACACCATTCTCGGATTCACCCGGGACTGGAAGGGCGCGCTCAAGGGAATGTTTGAGGACTTCCTGGGCGGGCTCGATCTCGGCGCCATCCTAAAAGGAGATCTTGGCTCCGTCCTCGGTTCAGCGAAGGATGTGCTCGGAATCGGCGGTGGCGCAGCGAAAACCGCAGGTGGCCTCTTCGGGGGCTTCGGTGGAGGTTCCGGCGTGGTCGGTGGCGCTGCTGGATCTGCATCCCTGCTTACGGGTATCGGTAGTCTGTCTGGGATCGCGGATACGGTCATTGGTCTTGTTGATAGGATTGGCGCCGGAAGGAAGTCTGCCAACGAGATCGTCAAGGCCCAAAACGCTTTCGTTAACGAAACACTCGCTGGAATTCTTTCCGACGCGGCCTTGTCAGCCACCAACAAGCTGAAGATGGTCGGCAACGAGTGGGAAGCGTTCCAGTCGAACCTCACCCGCTTTGCCGGCAACGATCCGACCAATCAGAAGACAGCAAATCAGTCCTTCGCGACGGTATCGCCGCTGGTGTCGCAGATCCAGCGTGACCTCATGAAGGCCGGCGCCTCTGCTGATGGCGAATCGGGAGGCGGTGAGACCTATAACTTCACGTTCAACGTTTACGGCATCGACAGCCCGGAGGACTTCATCGACTGGTTGAAGCGTAACGCTGGCGGGATCACCGAAGAGATTAAGCGGCAAATGGAACTCAAGGAAGGAGCTGTGATCTCACACTAATGGCATCCCGCTGGTCTATTACTGAGCCCGCCAGCATCAATGACATGACTCAACTCCCACGCGCGGGACGCTGGGAATCTCAAACGCTTGGACAGCAGCATGAGTCCATCGTGAATGAGACACAGCGCGGTGTCCGCTACGGATCGCATCTGTTCAAGCGGCAGCTGCTTCCCGGGATCATCTTCGAATTCCCGAGAGAGTTGGCCAGTCAGTATCAGGCGATTTCCGATGCGACCTTCGGCCGAGTCAAGCCGTTCTATTTCGTGCTAGATGAAAACCATTTCGAAGACCTGCTCTATCTCCGGTTGGACGAGGACAGCTTCCTTCCGGATGTCTTTGGTCCAGGCGCTTTCGAAGGGACTATGCAGCAGTGGTTCCGCTGGGTCATGCGGGCCTCTGCTGAAGTCGCAGACCAACCCTTACTAGACTGATGATCACGATACCCGGCGGCGCCTACATTCCAGCGGTTCCCATGACCGCGTTTTCCGCACCGAACCTGATTGACGGTGCAACCATGGATGCATCGGGGGAGAAGTGGGCCATTATTTTCCGAGTGCCCCGCTCAGGAACTCTCGACCTGATGGAGTTTCAAATCGGCACCGTCGGCAACAACCCCGACAACGGACTGAAGGTATCTTTCCAGGACCTCGATGCCAACGGAGTTCCAGACGGTACGCCCGATCAGTATCGCCTGCTCGCCGGACCTTTCACGTCGAACACGTGGATCACACCGGGGCTGATGACCGCCGACGGAACGAACGGCGGAACCAAGCGCGCGGTAACTGCAGGTCAGATGCTCGCCTTCGTCTGCGAGTTCGAAAGCTTCACGGCGGGCGATAGCTACAACCCAAAATTTTTGGACATCGATGCCACGTTCGGCGGGATTCTCGGAGATAACACTAGAGCCAGATTCCAGTCTGCGGCGTGGACTAAACTTCCCGGAAACGGATGTTGCGCGCTGAAGTACGCGACCGACGGGTATGTCCCGATTGCCGATGACATTTTCCCGATCCTCACCTTGACGACGGCTCAGTTCGGAATGGACTCCGCCAATGACGAGTTTGCGCTGAGGTTTCAACTTCCGGCATCCGTCCAGTGTGATGGCGCGTGGCTCTGGGGCGAGATTGATGCTGACGCCGACGTGGTGATTTACGACAGCAACGGGACCACCGTACTTGGTAGCGCCTCGATTGATGCGAGCGCACGGCCGGGCACGGGTCCGTCCAAGCATCATGCCCGCTGGCCTGCCGTGACGCTACAGGCGAATACAACCTACCGGGTATCGCTCAAGGCCACAACGATAATCGAGCAAACTCTTCTTTACAACTGGACGGCGAATTCCGCAGGCCTGATGGCAGCGGCGCATGGCGGGGTCGAATGGTATCGCAGCAAGCGTGCAGACGGCGGCTCGTGGACTGACGAAAACACGATTCGTCCATTTATGGGAATTCACATTATCGGGTTGGATTCCTGATGGCTCTCACAGTTTTACCGGGTGGGTTTTACTACCCGTCACCGTTTCATCCGGCGGCGGCAATTCCGGCGAGCGTTTCGTCTACGCTGAATGCTTCGGGCGAAAAATACGCATGGGCCTTCCGAGTGCCCAAAAGTGGCGTTTTAGAGACCTGCGAATTCCGCATCGGCACCGTCAGCAACAACCCCGACAACGGATTGCGGATCTCCTTTCAGGACCTTGATTCCTCCGGGAACCCGGATGGAACGCAGGACCAATACCGTGACATTGCAGGGCCGTTCTCCTCGAACACCTGGATTACTCCGGGAATCATGTCCCACGATGGGACCAATGGGGGAACAAAGCGCACTGTTACGGCGGGACAGGTCCTCGCGGTGGTCCTCGAATTCACCAGTTTCACGGCAGGGGATTCGATCAACATCGATGTGCTCGACCATCCCTCAGCGCCGGGCGGAATCACGGGTTTCGATCTCATTGATTACCTGTTCGAATCAGCGGCATGGTCGAAGAGTCTCAATGCGGGCTATCTGGCGCTCAAGTATGAGACCGACGGCTACGAACCCGTGGCACAAGACATGGTGCCGGCTCTGGCGTTGTCCAGTGTCACCTACAACACGGGTTCCGCCTCCGACGAATACGCGCTGCGCTTTCAGGTTCCTTGCGACATGCAGGTTGATGGAGGCTGGGTCCGTGCGGACATCGACAACGACGCGGAACTTGTGCTCTATGACGGGGACGGCACTACGGTTCTGGGTTCGGCAACCTTCGACGCCAGCCAGCGCACCCTGACCACAGCGCACAACCATAACGGCAACTTTGCACCCGTCACGCTGATCGCCGGGGTGACCTACAGGCTTTCGCTGAAGCCGACTACAGGCAGTTCGATCATTTTGTACGGATGGACCGCGAATTCCGCAGGACTCATGGCGGCTGCTACAGGCGGCGTGGAGTGGCACAGGTCCAAGCGCGCCGATGCGGGATCGTGGACCGATGAAAGCACCGAGCGGCCCTGGATGGGAATTCATGTCTCGGCGGTTCCTTCAGGCACGGACGTCTCGGGACTCAACGAGAGCGCGGAAGGCGCGGATACGGCAGGCTATACCCTGACCGATTGCTTTGTTGGGATCGCTCAAGAATCTGCCGATGCGCTCGACCGTGCCAACTATGACCTCGTGCCGACGTTTGCCATGACAGTCACTGAGGCTGCGGATGCGGTGGACCGCGTCGAATACGACCTGCTAACCCCGCTGGCGTATACGGTTCAGGAAAGCGCGGAGGGCCTCGATACGGCCATCGGCGCCTCTCAGGTGCCCTACGGTCCCTCCATGGCCATCCTGACGCACATCTACGACTATTTTGCCGGGTCGGACCCGTGGGCGTTTTCTTCCGGGCATCTGGTGAATTCCCACGACCATCTCGGGAAGGTCTTGAGTTGGGGCAGTAGCACGCGCGAAATTCCGATACCGGCAGGGCCTCCGCGCCTGGGGCGGATCGAATTGGAGTTTGACGACACGCCTGATCCTGTTACAGGGGTCCAATTTTTCCGCTCACAATTCGGCGCGCGCACACCGAAAGGGAAACGCGTGGACCTGCTGATTGGTCCCGTCGGCGGCAAGGAATCCCTGTTCCAGATTCCGGCAGCCGGAACGATCGAGCACGCGATATTCCCGCCGGGAAAGATGCGGCTTGTCATTCTAGATGACCGCTACAAGTGGCTGCAGAAGCCACTGCCGTTGCTGATCAACAAGACGAACTTCCCGAACCTGCCGGTAGATACTCAGGAAGCGTTTGCACCGTTCGTTTTCGGGGAAGTCAACAGCGACGACTTCGGCGGTCAGGGCGCCATCGCCTTGGTGCATGTCGATACGGTTCAGCATCGCTATTGCGCGGCATGTCACATTGTCGAATCTGTCGCAGTCTTCAGGCGCGCGTCCGACGAGGACGAGTTCACCGAAGTTGTCTCGGGCTGGTCTCTGGTCTACGAGGACTTCGAAATCGGCGGACTCACTTACACGTTTTCATTCGTGGAATTCGACGTGGATCAGGATGGCGCCGAGATCCGAGCGGATGTCTCGGGCTGGCCGTTCGGCGGCGGCTGGGGCACCGTACCGCCGACAATCGGCGTGCAGTCCAACGTCATTGAGCACGCCATCACGTTTCTGTATTTCGTTGACGCACTACACAAGGGCTTTACGCGCCCGCACGACCAGGCACTCTCAAGATTTGACCTTCCGTCATTCGCTACAGTGCGACAGCAGATTGAGGACTTAGGGTACATCTCGGGATACGTCATCGCCGAGCAGATGACTCCGGAAGTCGTACTTACTCAACTGTTCTCCACGTTCATGATTCACTGGTTCCCGAACCGGCAGGACAAAACCAAGGTCGTCAAGACGCCGCTGGATACGCCTTCTGACGCACCAGTGTTCGGAGACTTCCACTCGATCCTGCTGAAGTCGGAGCAGGCGGAACTGGCCGTGGATACACGGAACCGCATTCTCTACCGCTACGGACGGCTTTACACAGGTTCAGAGGAATGGGGCGGACAGGGGACACACGACAACCTGCCGGACCAGGCCGCGCTAACGGACTCGGACGGGGAACCCATCATCGAACCGGAGAGCGTCGATTTCCATGCCTGCCGGGATGCAGGCACTATCGCATTTTTGGCCGCCGAGTGGGCAGCATGGCGCGATCAGGACGCACACCGCTTTCGGTTTCAGCTTCATATGCCGACGAAGTTAACGCAGGTGGATCTGGCGAAAGACTTTCTGGTGACGCACTACGGCGGGCTGAACGCTGGCGGCTGGAACCGCGAGCGCTTCTTTCCCTTCAAAGTCACCGACCTTTACGAGCCTCTTCGCTTCGAAATCGAGGCCATCCGGTTAGTTTCACCGACACTCCCAGACAACGCACTGCAGTCCATTGGCGATTTCCAGTGGAACGCTCTGGTTGGACCCTGGTATTTCGCCGGGACCCGGACCGTCTATATGGGCTTCAGCGATAACCGCGTCTCCGGACGAGGTCTCGTCATTCTCAAGCCGGGCGATGTTCCGGCCGATGATGGCGTGTTCCCGCTGCTGGCGAATCCTATTGGCTCGTTTCAGTACGTCCGCGACGGAAACAAGATCCACGTCGCAGCTCAGGAATTCATTTCAGGGCGCGTGTCCTACTCGTGCTTCGACATGGCCGCGGATCTTTGGGAAGTCGTCAACCAGACGGTGCTGACCTCAAACTCGCACGGGGACGCTGGCGTGTCGATCTGCATCCGTCAGCCGTCCGGGCGTCCACACATTGTCTATCAAGGGGACCGTGAAACCACGGACGGGAGCCTGGGTCAGTTCGGCGCAGGCACGTGGAAGCGCATGAAGTGCAAGACGCTGGTTGATGGTGTGTGGTCCACCGAAATCGATATTCGGGATACCGACTCCGAGCGCGCAGCCCTCTGGTTCGCCATTTACGGAGATCCTCTCTACTACGGCAGCCTCCATATCAACGTTGGCCGTGCAATTGCCGAAGAGAATAACGCCGTTCGCTATGTCTTCGCGAGAGAGGAACCCGCCGACGTTGCCAGCACGCAGGACCTCCAGACACAGATACTCACCGAAGACGATGCTCTTTCGGAGTGCTATGAGTTTAAATTCACGGGCGGCCTGGGTTACACGGCTCAATTCGCCTATGGCGACCCTTGCACGTTCGAATACGACGGAACGTTCTACACAGCCGTTCCCGTTGGGCTGCTGTTCGCTCAGATGCTCTGCATTTGGGAATCGACGACTCTGGCAGGGCCGCCAACGTTCACGATTCCATTGTCCACTGCGGAAATACAGCCGGATACGTATGGAACCAAGAGCCCGCCGATGACTGTCCGCTGGTTCAATAACAAACTTTACGTGGTCATCGGGACTCGCGTCACCGGTGGTGAGTGGGCAGCACTGAAGACAATTAGCCCGCCATTTACGACAGCAGAGCCCGCCTACAGCGGAGCCACGGCACGAGACGAGCAAGTCGGCCCAACGTGGCCCAATTCGGAATATTCCCGGCATGGCTGCGAGTTCGCGAAGGTTCGCGGCCAGGACATCCTGTTCAAGGTAACGGCCGGGACTTTCGGAGTGCCGAATACTTCGGGCAAGCACATCTTCGAGCGCATCAATCTGACGACGGACGTACCAGGCGACAACGGTTACACCTTGGCGGAATGGCTCACGGATAACACTTAAATCACCGGAGAAAATCAATGCTGAAAGCCTCAACGCGGCAGCGGTCGCGAGCGCGCGGACGTGTGCTCTATGAACTGATCGACGCCCGAACCGGGAAGATCATCGAGCGCGGGAAATTCCACAACATCATCACGCGTACCGGCCTAGGTCTTTGGGATACGGCACTGTTTACCTCGCCGCCAAACCTCATTGACACCTGCAAGGTCGGCAAGGGGCTGACCGTACCCGCTGACACCGATTCGGCGCTGACGTCTCTGGTTGAGTCCAAAGCGATAAGCAACCTGATCACGACCAACGTTACAGGAGCAACGCCGTACATCATTGCCCGCACGCAATTCGACGAAGACGAGGCGGTTGTCGGCGGCAGCGATGGGATCACGGAGGTCGGGCTCTTCCTGTCGGGATCAGGGGCGATGTTTAACCACGCGTTCTTCGGCTCCGGCACGATCACCGGCGCCACCAAGGCGGATCCCTGTGTGATCACCTGCGCGAATCACGGCCTCGTTGATGGCCAGCGGGTTCGTATTCAAAGTGTCGGCGGCATGGTGGAGTTGAACAATAACCTTTACTACGTCGACGAACTCAGTTCGAGCACGTTCGCGCTCTACAACGATGCAGCGCTGTCCGATACCGTGGATTCTACCGGTTTCACCACGTACACCTCTGGCGGCACGTTCATCGTCAGTATCCCGAAGACCAACACGACGATTCTTGTCGTCCGCATCGAAGTCCAGCTCGCCAATGCCTAGTTTTCTGAGGCTCGCCTGATGTCTGAAACCATACGGCTCATCGTCGACCTGCTCGCCATTGCCGCGATCGGCTACGCCATTCTCAAGGGTGTTTTCTCGGCAGGTCGAGAGACCACCCAACTCAAGATGCAGGTTACGCTGCACTCCAAATGGATCGCTGATCACGCCGAGTGCAACCGCAAGCAAATCGAGATCCTCAATAAGCTTTGCCATGACCTCGCGTTCCTGCGAGGGCTTCACGAAGCGCAACAGAGGGAACCATGAACTTTCTCATAAGGCTTCTGATCATTCTGTTTCTGGCAGCTCCTGCCTTCGCCGGCGTGCACACCGCAGCGAGCTGTAACCAGCCCGACATTGATGCAACGATCAGCGCCGTCAAGGCGGATGGCCAGCCCCTACCGATCATGGTCGTGCCGATGGGCAACTGCCCGACGACGGTGATAAGCGCTCCGAAGGCGATCATCCTTCAGGGCGCTGGAAAAGGCCTCACGACGGTAGCAACGATCAACATCGGCAATACCGGCGCGCGCGCCACTGGCTTCACGGTTACGAATGCGGCGGGCGGACCGGAGTCTCCTCTGGTGCTCGCAGAGGGACAGGGATGGCGCTTTGATCATTCGCAGTGCGTCAACGTCAAGGGTGTTGGTCCGCAGGGCGCGAACTCTTCGAATTGCGTCTTTGCCACAGGGCAGGTTTCCGGACAGCATCCGACCGGTCTGATTGACCACGTCGAAGCGATCGATGCCAGGTTCATGATTTTCGGGAACGGGCGCAATGACTGGTCGGAGCCATCGACGGTCGGCGTTGCCGGCGCCAGCGGCGTCGTCACCATAGAAGACTCCTCGATCACATCGACTCTCTACGGGAACTGCTTTGACCTGATGCTCACTGCCAGGATCACTTTCCGTAAGAACAAGACACGGGGTTGCTGGTACGAAGCGCATTCGAAGCAGGTCGATTCCAGGAACGGCCGGAGCTGGGAGATCTACGACAACATCATCGAACTGGATCCGTCGCTGCCCGGATCTTGGATTGCGATGTTTCTCCGTGGCGGGACAGGCGTTGTCTTTAACAACACCTTTGTGGGGCAGGGGAGCGGAGCTCACCTGGTCGGAATCGATAACGGTTCGTTTCCGATAACAGCCTATCCGATGACCGACCAGATCGGCCGCGGACGCGATCTCCCGGATGCGACCCAGCAATTGGAGCCGGCTTACTTCTGGAACAACAAACGGGCGGACGGCACTGCCGTCAACCCGGTCGTGCTCAATGGCCATGACTCGTTGATCCAGGTCAATCGGGATTACTTCTTATCGGCACGGCCGAACTACACGCCGACACCTTACCCGCATCCATTGCAGGGCGGATCCATTCCGATTCCGCCACAGCCGCAGCCTGAACCGAATCAGCCGCCCGTGCTCACGTTCAGGGCACCGTCGAACCTTCAGGTCATCACGGTGAAGAACTTCAAGATATCCGTCGAGAGCACCGACGACACCGGCGTCACGTGGCAGGAACTCTCCATCAACGGGCAAGTGGTCAAAGCCGCTGCGACAGCCACCATGACGTATTCGTGGAATACCGCGCCGTATAAGGGCAAGGGCCCCGTGGTGATCAAGGCCGTCGCCAGAGATGCGGACGGCTCGTCATCTGAACAGACAAGAACTGTGACCGTACGCAAATGACTGACAAAAACCCGAGGAAGTTTCACATGAGATTAAAGCGAGGCCTGATCGTTGCCGCTGTTCTATTTTTTGCCGTTCTGCCGTCGTTCGCCCAGCAGCTGGGATGGAGCGAGATCCCGAACACGAAGATCGGCGGCAACGACACCTCCTGCAGCGGTAACTGCGGTGTTGCCATCAACTACCCGCAGTCCCGCAACGTCATTGCCGCTTGGGGTGGTGGTGCCTTCGATACACAGCGCAACCGAATGATTGTCTGGGGTGGTGGTCATAACGACTATTCCGGCAATGAGATCTATGCTGTGGATTTCGATGGCACCGCCGCTCCGCTGCGCTTGACCAACAACACCAACCCCGGCGCCTGCGGAACACCCTCCTGCGATGGAGGCGCAACACCGAATGCCCGGCACACGTATCACAACATGACGTACGTGCCGACATCGGATTCGCTCTTCGTATTCGGTGGTGGGTTGTCTGGTCCCGGTGTGACCTCCTACAACGACGCATGGCAGTTCAATTTCACCACGTCGGCGTGGACGCACCTGAATCCGATCTCGACGGGAATGTTCGACACGCCTGTCTATTACATCTATTACGTCGAATACTACGCGCCGATGGATGCAGTGCTGATTGTCGGGCAATACGGGCTCTATCGATACAACCTGAACACTCGCACCATGACCACGCTGAAATCGACAGGTGGTGGAATTGGATATGCCTACGGCGCGATTGATCCGATCAAAAACAAACTGTTCATCTTCGAGCAGTCCTTCACCAATTTCATGTGGATCGACCTGACCGGTGCGGATGGTTATGCCTACCATTCCTTCACACCAACCGGGGCGGCGATGCCCGGCAGCTGGCCCGGTTGGGCCTACGATCCGGTCTCCGGGGATCTGGTTGGATGGTCCGGCGGCAGTACGGTCTACCGGTTCAACACGACCACCCACAATGTCACCGCGACATCGTACTCTGGAGGTCCCGGACCGCGTCAGGCCAACGGAACCTACGGACGTTGGCAATACTCGCCATCTCTGGGTGCCTTCACTTTGGTGAATTCGTTCGACGAGAATGCCTTCGTCTTCCGGTTGAATGGTGGGAGTCCTCCTCCGACAGATACCACGGCGCCCACGGTTCCCACTGGGCTCACGGCTTCACCCGTGTCTCAAACTCAGATCAATCTGGCATGGACAGCATCAACAGACAATATCGCTGTCACTGGATACAAGGTCTTCAGAAACGCAGCCGAGATCGCGACAACCGCATCGGTCGCCTACTCGGCGACGGGTCTGGCGCCGGCAACGACCTATGTGTTTACAGTCGCCGCCTATGATGCTGCCAACAATATCTCCGCGCAATCGACGGCCGTGTCGGCAACTACCCAGTCGCCGCCTCCACCGTCAGGCCCAGTTACGGTTGGTCCGGGAAAGCAATACCCGACGTTGTCCGCAGCCATCGCCGCCGTCCCTTCCGACAGTGTGATCGAGTGCGATGCCGGCATCTACCCGAACGATTCGCTGGTCACCACCAAGAACCTGACGATTCGCGGTGTTGGCGGAAAGTGCCATCTGAAGTGGGGAAGCGGGGACTACCGGACCAACACGGCGATGATCCCTAACGGCAAGGCCCTGTTTGTGACCGGCGGAAATGTCACCCTTGAAAATCTGGAATTCTCCGGCGCGAAGGTCTCTGGTGAAAACGGTGCCGGGATCCGCTATGAAGGTGGAAACCTCACGATCCGCAACAGCTCGTTTCACGACAACGAAAACGGGATCATGGGGCAGGCTGGAATGAGCAACACGCTCATTATCGAATACTCTGCCTTCGAGCGTAACGGGTTCTGTGGTGCCGGCGGATGTGCCCATAACGTCTACATCGGCGCAATGGGAAAGCTGGTTTTCCGGTACAACAGGAGCACCGATCCCACGCAGGGTCATACACTCAAGAGCCGTGCCCGAATCAACGAAGTCATCGGAAACACCTTGAGCACGCTGAACGGTGACGGTAGTTACGAAGCGGAGTTCCCGAATGGCGGTGAAGTCTACCTGATCGATAACATCATCGAGCAGGGTGCCAACACCGGAAACTCGACGCTGGTTCGCTGGGGTGCCGAGGGTGCGACAAACCCGAATCCAAAGCTCACTGTCGTTGGAAACACGCTCTATAACTGGCGCCTGAATGGATCAACGTTTGTGCAGGTCAGTGGTTCTCCCGCGCCTGCGCTCTCAATCAAGAACAACTTCTTTGTTGGGCCTGGTACGCAACTGACCGGCGGTTCGACCGACCTGAGCACCAACATCACACTGCCGTGAATCTGGAGGCATAATGCAACTAGCGCCACGCTACAGCAACATCATCTATCGTAAATTCACGGTCAAGAAAGGTGAGGTCACGCAGGGGCACACCCACAACTTCCATCACGATATGTTGGTTGTGATCGGAAAGCTGGAAGTCATTGGACAGGACACTGTTCCGATCCTCAATAAGAATGGAGACGAAATCGGGCGTGCTCCGGTCGGAAATCCTCACCCACCTAGAATCATTGAACCGGGATCTCTTCCACTGAGCATTCCCAAGGACACGCTTCACTGGATCACGGCGTTGAAGGATTCGGAATACTTCTGTCTCTTCGCCGCTCGAAATGCAGACGGTGAAGTCGTCGATGAGAACAACGGCAACATGGACGCGGCACAGTAAATGGAAATCCTGGTTCGCCTGACTGATCAATATGACGGCGAGGACCTGATCGCGATCTCGAAATCAGGCCGCCGTGGAGACGTCGTCGTGGGTCGCCCGGATGGCTCGTATTGGGGGCCGTGCGAGTTGAAAAACCCGCAGTTCATCATCCTGCGTGCTCCGCTGCCGACCGGAAATCTCATGACTCTCTTGTCTGCGGACATCACGGAAGACCCATTGTCCAACCCTGTCTTACACAAGCGAGCTTTCCATCTCGATCTAGACAAGCTGGGAATCGCTCTCATGTCGGCGAAGGAGGCTCGGGACTTGAGGTTTCCTGGCGGGAAGGACGTCGAAGACTACAGGTCGCGACCAGACCAGAAAATCATCGATATACCGCTTGGTGTTCTCTTATCCGCAATCGTCCGTAAGGAGCCTCTGCCGAATCCGCTGAGACCTCTGTAGCCCAATAAAATGGCAACGCACACGATCGGAACCGGAGGAGACTTCTCGACGCCGCAGGCGTGGGAAGACGACATCCCCGCAACACTGACCGAGCAGCGAATTGGTCAATTGAAGAACGAGTCGTTCTCGGGAAGTCCGGCCATCAACTTCAGCGCCCACACCACCACTGCTTCATTCGACATCATTCTGGAAACCGAGTCCGGAGCGAGCTTCAAGGATCAGGATGTTCGCAATCGAGCGCTTCGATTCCAGACCGATTCCGCTCGTCTGACCTCAACGGGAAACTACTTCGAGGCACTCCGTGTGGGGAGTGTCACGATAGGACACCTCATCGTCAGAAACATTCAGTTCCAGAAGGCATCGGGATCTTACGTCGGGGCCATCGACATACATGGCGTAACCACGACCGCGATGCAGTTTAAGGACTGCATCGTCGAGAGCCACTCGACCAACTGGGCTGTCATCGCTTCGGCGCTCGCATCAGGAACGCTCCGATTCGACAACGTTGTGATGATCAACAGATCCACCGGGGGGCATGGCTTGGACGCTCGCGGGTCAGGCGGCACGACCCACGTCAATCACTGCACCATCGTCCGTCCGTCCAACATCACGGCCGCTGGCACAGGTATCCGCAGGCAATACGGGACGACGGTTGTTAAGAACACGCTCATTGCCGGGTTTACGACAGACATCGCCTCGGGAGCCGATAGTTCGTCCGACTACAACGCCACGACGTTCACCGACGGGGGGTCAGGCCTGCCTGATCCCACTCCCGATCACAATGTCTATAACATCAACTACAACACGTCGCTGGTCGTTCAGCCCTCGGACTCCGGAGGCAATCACGATTTTCGGACGGTCAGCGGGAGCGCGCTGGAAGACACCGGTCTACTCGACAGCACGAATGCGCCCAACGACATCAGCGGCACAGCGAGGAGCGATCCGCCGGAGATCGGCGCATGGGAACTGGATGCGGGAGCGCCGGGCGGGGGTATTACAGCGACAGCATCTCTCGCCTTTGCCACTGCAGCCGATATCCAGGCCACGGGAAAGCTTTCGGGAACGGCCGCGGTCGCCTTCACGACGGCCGCCGACGTCAGCGCCACGGGCAAGCTCAGCGCGACAGCGACGCCCGCCTTCACGGCATCCGGCCAACTGCACAGCCCAGGCAAGCTGGTCGCGGCGCCGGCCATCGCCTTTACTGGCACCGCAGATCTCTCGGCGCTGGGAACGCTCGCGGCAACAGGAGCGGTCAGCTTCACGGGCGCTGGAGATATCTCCGCTCAGGGTCGTCTCTCCGGCACCGCTGCGCTTCAGTTCGCAACCGCAGCGGTTCTGACTGAGGCGGGGCAGCAGCGCATCTTTGCGACGGCGACACTTACCTTTGTGACCAGTGCGGTACTGCGTGCGACCGGCAAGGTTCAGGCCCTCGCCGCCCTGTCCTTCGCTACAGCCGCAGACGTTAGCGCATCGGGCAAGTTGGTTGCCTCGTCCGCAATCGCCTTCACCACGTCGGCGGACCTCCGGCAGCAGAACTCCATGGCCGCGGTTGCGGCGATGTCGATATCCACAGCCGTAGTCCTCGAGGCCACAGGCCGTCTTGTCGCCGCCGGAAACCTGACGTGGGGAGCCTCTGCCCTTCTCGCCGATGCCAACGTCGGGATACTCGGCGCGATCAGCAACCCCGGCGCTATCCCTGGATCCGTCAGGCGTGGAGCCGTGTCGTCGTCCGTAGTCCGAAAAGCAATCCGTACACCATAGGAGAAAAACCTTATGTCTGCAGTCAATGACTTTGAGAACAAACTTTTGCTCTTGCTGTTCAACAACACCGGCATTGCCAACATCGGGGACGCGACCGGATTGCCCGGATCTTCCGGCGCCGGCAGTTCGCAACTGTCGCTGCATACCTCAGCCCTGAGCGACACAACAGCCGACCTGACGGTCAACGAGGTTGCCTATACCGGGTATGCGCGACCCACGCAGGCGCGCAGCGGCAGCGGCTGGACCGTCTCCAACAATAACGCCAGCAATGCCGCCCTCGTCCAATTCGGCGAGATGACGGCTGGAGGTCCTGATACCGTCGTGCACCTTGGCCTCGGCCTCCTTGCGACTGGCGACGTGATCCGGATCCATGCGGACCTGGCTGCAGATCTCGTGATCAACAACGGTGTGAACCCGCAGTTCGCGATCGGCGACCTGGATATCACGCTCGACTGATATGTCCATCGTCAAACCATTAGGCGAGAAAATCCTCAAGAAAACCGGATTCGGCGTCGACGTCCAAGGTGTCGACGTCATCATGAAAATCGGCAACGCAACCGTCACGATGTCCTATGAGGTCGCGTTCAAACTCAGTGCATTCCTGCGCCACGGCGGAACTCTCGCCAAGAGAGCCGCCGGTGATCAAAGCCGACGCTTTACCGTTGTGGCGGATCTCACCGATGCCAACGCCGAAGAAATGAAGGCGGCGATGAGCAAAGACAGGAAGTCGGTCTTCTTTCGAGGTTGATCCCATGCTTGAACACTTCATTCGAGACAGCGACAACCAGATCAAACTCACGCTAACCGAGGACGGCTCGCCGATCTCCGGCGCCTGGACGGAACTCGATATCTGGATCGGGGACGTTCAAATCCACAGAACCAGTGATGGTGAAGGAGTCAGCCTCAGCACGACCACCGGATTGCTGACGTTGACTCCGGCCGACCTCGCCGCCGGCGAACTCGCAGCGATCGCCCTGCTGAGCGTCATGAGCGTCCAGCGCGTCCAGATCGTCGTCAAGAGTGCCCTCAATGACGATGGGGCTGTTTTTGGCGGAACTTCGGCTGACAGCATCTACTTCAAGATCACCGACAAGCCTTCGTGACCCAGCCTGAACTGATCGCCACCGCCAAGCGCATCGCCGTGCAGCATGGCCTGGATCCGGTGTTGATCTGCGCCATTGCCGAACAAGAAAGCGCCTGGCATCCCTTCGCCATCCGGCCGGAGTCGGAGTCCGGGTTCGCCGCACGCTACGGCGCCGCCTACACCAAGATCGTTCAGAACTCCGCGACGAAAATCGACGACCGCTGGTTCAAGTTCGAGGACGTCTTCTACTGTTCCTACGGCCTACTGCAGACGATGTATCCCGTGATCATTGAGACCTTCCCGGAGCAGGCGGCCGCGCTGAAGTTCCCGACGGACCTCTGCGATCCGGAAGTTGGGCTCACGCAAGGGTGCCGGCTGTTCGCGCGCAAGCTGGCTGGCGCCGCGAATGTCGTGAGTCGCGCTTTGCTCAACTGGAATGGGGGAGGGAATCCGAATTATCCAAACGAGGTGCTCGCCCGCATGACTCGATACCGATAGGCAAAAAGGAGTCTCCATTGTTTCAAACTGTCGACCGCGTTCTGTCTTTGATTGAAAGGATCGTGCACGAAGTTCTCGATATCGTCCGTGCGCAATTCGAACTGCTGTTTATCGCCTTCCTCTACCTCGGAGTCGCCGGGATTCTCGCCTACCTCGAGCATCACGAGTCGCTCGACTATTGGCTGACCGGCGGCGCCCTGGTCGGCGCGATCGCAACCTTGGTGAATCGCTACGGTGCGACTCGATACAAGAACGGCAATGGAGGCGACACGCAGGTCCACACAGAAACAACGGTCGACATCAACAAGAATCCACCACCTGCAACCCAAAAACCACAGGAGTAACCACCATGTCGAAGTTCGTCTCTATCCTGAAGAAAATCGGCCAGGGCGCGCTCATCGGCGCCCAGGTCGTCCCCATCTACGGGGAAGTCGCCCGCGGGATCGCCCGCCTGACCACAACCACGAAGGATGATGAAGTTATCGAGAAAGGCCTCGGTGTCGCCTCAGACGGGCTTGTGGCCGCGCAGAACATCATCCTGAATGCAGAAGCGATGGGCGCGGCGCTGGGCGTTCCTGGGGCCGATAAGGCCAAAGCTTCGGCGCCTGCGATACATCAGCTATTCATGTCGCTGCCGATCCTGAAGGGCAAGAAACCGAAGGATCCAGCCGTGGCAATGGAGAAGGCGCAGGCCCTGGGCGGGGCGATCGCTGACTATCTCAACTGCTACGAAGATTAAAGGAGGAAGCATGACACCAGAACAATCCATCGGAAAGCTACTGGAAGCGGGGGCGACCCCGGAAGAGGCAGGCGTGGCGGCGAAACGGCTCTTTGGACTCATGCAGGGATTTGCGGGTCCTTCCGGATTCAACGCGCAAGAGATGCTGGAAAATGCGACGGGGGCATTGGTGGCGTCGAGAAACTTCACGAGGGCCGGAGCGGACAAGGCCTTCAGCGATGCTGTGGCTGCGGGTCAGGCGTTCATCAACGCGGAGCAGTAGCGCCATCCTTCAGGGCTGCGCGGAGCTTCCGGTTCTCCTCGGTGAGCGCCTCGATCTTTTCGACTAAGCTGTCGCGTTCGAGTTCTGCCATGTAGGTGACTTCGGCTTCAAGCGCCTCGATCTTGTCGCGTAGCCTGCCTGACGTTTCCATCATGGTGTCAATGTGGGCTTGCTGAAGGGCAAACCTGTCGAGCACGGCTTGGCGGACGGCCACACGCTCGCTAGAGTGGCTGTGATAGTACGCATCCAGCAACTCCTCCAGCGGCTTGGGTTCGGTCATTGCGGTTCCTCCCCCTTCAAGACGGCGTGGGCGAGCTTCAGGCTAAGGTCGTCGGTCATGCGGCACGGGTGCGATTCCGGTTAAGCTTCACGAATAACCACTGTCCCGCCTGCGACAGCCGCGGCGTTCCGTCTTTGTGAATCATCGGTTTCCATCCTGCCTTTCGATAGCTGAATCCGACAATACGCTCCCCTTTACGGATTCCCCATTGCGGGTAGTCGCGTAGCGCCTCGATTGCTTTGGGAATTATATACATGACTCCCTCTAGGCATGTTTCGAGGCCCGACGTTTTCGTTTTTTCGCGGCCTTAGATTTCGGCTTAGGTTTGTATGCAAGTACCTTATCGACAACATCGTTCAGTACCTTCGGCGGCTTCATCGTGCCACCAGCCGCTTGTAGGTCAGCCGACGCTTGGAGACGCCTTCAATCAGGGACTCAAGGCGCTTGGTCGTGTGCCGTCGAACGTTGCCGTCGTTCAGCCGGAAGGTGAACTCGTTGACGTATCGGCCAACATGCTTCGCGCTGATGTGGTGAAACGTGCCGTGGATCCCGCGCTTCAGGACCGCCCAGACGCTTTCCATGCCATTGACGGTGGTGTCGCCTCGGGCGTACTCCCCGGCGCTGTGGTTGACCTTCTGGTGCCGAAAGAACAGCCCGTCCATGTCGCCATAGGCGGCGGCTTCGTCCGTGTTCAATGTCGATCCGGGTTGGACGAAAGCATAGATTGCACTCTGGAGCGTGCCGCCTTCCGTGTCCTGGATCGGCATGGCGATCGTGCGGCCTCCACGTTCACGAAGACCCAGAATCGGAGTTTTGCCGACAGCGCCACGTCCAGCCTTGAGCTTTTTCCATTCGTGCTTGTTCCCTTCCTTGCCACCGACGTAGGTCTCGTCGATTTCGATCACGCCGGAAAGGGGCGGCTCAGTAAAAAAGTCTTCGCCGCACGCTTCACGAATCCTATGCATCATGAACCACGCCGACTTCTGGGTAATTCCGATTTCCTTGGACATTTGAAGCGACGAGACCGACTTGCGGGCTGTGACCATGAGGTACATGGCGTAGAGCCACTTGTGCAGCGGGATATGGGACCGCTCGAAGATAGTCCCGGTTCGGATCGTGAAATCCTCGGAGCAGTCGTTGCAGCGGTAAAAGCCGTCCTTACGGGTCGTGATGTTGCCACCGGAATTACAGACCGGGCAGACGGGGCCGTTCGGCCACAAACGAGACTCCAGATACTTGCGGGCCGTTTCCTGATCGGGAAACATCTCAAAGACTTTGAAGGTGCTGATTGTGGAGCGGCTCATATCAGTAACCCCTTTCTTCTTTCGCACGGTCATCAGCAGCGGATGTATCTATCACGTCCAGAACAGCAACTGCTCTGTCGTGCGCATAGCCACTCCAGCAGTTATCCCTGATTGCCGTCAATGCCGCTCTCAGTGTCGCAATCTCTTCCTTGAGATTTGCTATTTGCTGAAAAGCCCACTCCGCGCCAGACTTGTTTGTTTCTTCCTGCGAGCAGACCTGGCATCGTTCATATGGAATCTGCCCAATAATCGTATAGGCACCATGAATCTGACATGATGTTGATCCATCCCGGTGAAACTCCAGCAACGCCTTCTTTAGCTTGTCCGTCTTTAACGGCTGACGACTTGCCGCATCAACCAAGTTGCCTACAATTTCGCCGTGCATTCGACGTTTGCGATTTTCCAGTCCGATTGATTTCATCCATTCTTCAAACACGCCTAACTCCTATGAGGTTTCGGATGGCCAAAATGCGGATCATTGCAATAAGGGCAATCGTCCGGGCATTCCCATTCTCTGAGGCATCTGGTACTGCAAAACCTGCTACCGGACCCGTCGGCGGTAATCGCCTGAAGCAGCGCGCCGCAATTCGGGCAATTGCCAAATGATTTGTTTTCATCCATCGGGGCATTATGCCTTTCGCTGAAGAACCTGGGATTCATGGACGGCGACTCCGCCATCGTAGTATTTAGCGCCCTGCTCGGCACGCTCGCGCGTATAACCGAAAGCCTGAACGAAAAGCCGACCGTTGATGCGTCGGCAAATGGCCCAGTCCTTCTTCTGAAGGTTCATGGAATCTGCAATCTCGCGGAAGGCTTGAAGAGTTGCGTTGGTCATTGCTGTCGTCTCCTGTGTCCTAAACATGAGACCATTGTAGATAACTCCCTTGGCGCTGTCAAGGGAATAAAGTATATAATTCCCATTTTAATTTGAGCCTCGATTTCTTCAGCGACAATCGGCGCAAATTCCGATGGGTCCAAATGTGACTCAATCAACTCCAGTGCAGCTTCGCACGCTTCAGCGAGTTCCGGTGCGGCGGCGTGCATCGGACAATGCGATACCCGGAGTTCGATAGCCTTGATGCGGCCGCGTTCCCACGAAAGCGCGTCTACCTCGCAGTTGTCGCAGTGGTCCGGGATACCCATTGCCTGACCGATACGCACCATGTCCAGCTTCATGACACCGTCTTCGGTGGAAACTCCACCGGGAAGATCGGAAAAGGCTGCGCTCAATCGACAGCCACGATGATAAATGTCCAACTCGAACTCGTCGTCACAGTGCGCGCCGCAATGCTCACATTTCGTCTCGCTCACGTCGTGCTCCTCTCAATCCCTAAACCACCAAATGTGCGGCGACAGCACGTCTTCCTTTATCCGGCTTTCCGGTTCAGGTCCAAAGTCTTCGCCTTTTCGCCAGCATGGTTCAGGAAATTTTTGCCCGTCTTCAGTACGGATCATCACGCAGCCCTGTTCCAGGATGACGCTATCAATGACGGCGGGAGTTTCGCGGTAGTAGATTTTGCGACCGATCAGCTTGTCGGGTTCCCATAACCGCGCTTCGGAATCCTTCAGCTTTTGAACCAATCCCCGTGCCCGTATCAACGCCTCTTCCGCATCACGGTGAAAGAACTCGTAAATCTGAACGCCATTGAACGAAATCTTTCCAACGCCTCCCCTGCGAATCTCATCACCGCTCAATTCGGATTGCTTCAGGTAGTTCTCTTCTTCAATCTCCACCTTGACGATGATTCGATGCCCGTCAAACCCATCAATCCGGCCAGACGGCCAACGGGCGTAGATGTTGTTGTCGCTGCGTGAGTGCGGATGCTCACCAAGGATCAGCTCAACGAGTTTGCTGCCGACCTTCGCCATTGCAAACGCTTTCTCTTCCGTGTTGTTACCAACTCCCCATTCGTCAGACATTGCGTACCTCCGTCTCTTTCGTGGTGGCCGGATATCCCGTCCGACAATCGCCTTCTCGCTGGCTAAGATTCCGCAGGACCGACTCGGCAATAACTCGCCAGCACTATCGCCGCACCACGAAACCTAGTTCTGCATCCCCTCAATCGCCCGATCAAACGCCGCCAGCACCTGCTCCTGCGTCCGTCCGCGAGCGTCGTTCCAAACAGTGATGCTCTTGCCTTTAATGCCATAATCTCTAAATGCACCGTATAGGCGATCTGCTTCCAGAGATGTCGAAGTAACAGCCTCGATAGCCCCCCACACGCAGTAGCGATCTCCATCGCGGGAAACCCTCTGACACCACCCCTTGGCCACCAGCGCCCTTGCTGCTTTCATGAGTTCAATGTCGGTCATCAATGCACTCGCTTCCTCTGCCGCTTTGCAGCCTTCGCGTTGATGTCTGCGCCGAAGAACAGTGGGTCTTCCGGCTTGGGCTCTTCGTCGTCGTGGTCCTTCTCCTGCATTGTCTGGATCGCGGCCGCGGCCTGGTCCGTATTGCGGATTCGGACAACGGCTTCCCCTTCCGATCTTTGGTCGACGCAGTTCTGGCAATACGCCAGCGTCTTCGATCCGTCGACGATGAACTCGGGATTGGGCGCCTCGCATAACCGGCAGAGCACGCCATCGTACTTCTCATTTTCCGGGAACAGCCCAGGCTGCATCGGCTTAAAGGTGAGATAGAGCTTCTCCTGCATCAGGCTGACCAGGTCGGGGATGACATTCTTATCGACGATTTCAAACGTCGCGTTGAAGATCAGTGAGAATCGCGGATCGTCAGGGATGACCTTCTGCGCAGAGATCTTCCCGACCTCGACGTCGTTGACCAGTGCCTCGTGGCCGACGTATTCAGGGTGCCGCCGGTATCCCATAGACTGCGTGGGGACCTGGATCACAAAGTCGGTGCGTCCCATCTCGAGCACCGGATAGGGCGCCTCGCCTTCAGCCTTGCGGAACAGGCGGTCGGCGATCGCAGGAGAGGCTTCCTGCGCGAGTTCGAACGATACCGGCGTGATGAAAAAACGCAGGATGGCGAGACGCTTTTCGCCGTCGGCTTTCAGGAGGATTGATTTCAGGTAGGCTTCGACGTTTTCAGTTCTGAACATTGGGTTCCTTTCTTGTCATGCGGGTTCTTCCAGTTCGCTGGCGAGATCGAAAAGAGTCATGCGAATAACTTTCCTTGCGATGCCGAGGCCTCAATCAGCGCCGTAGCTTGGTTGAAATATTCTGGCTTCAATTCCACGCCGACGAACCGCCTCCCTTGTTTCATAGATTCGACGCCTTCGCTTCCGATCCCCATGAACGGCGAGAGCACGGTGTCTCCCGGATTACTCCACATCACGAGCGCACGGCTGATGACATCCCGCTGTAAGGGGCAAAGATGCTTCTCGTCTTTGTCTGAGCGGACCACGACAGTGTTGAGCACGTCTGTCTGATCGACGGTCATCCATACCGGCGAGGCCCACTCCTGCCATTGACTGACCGGGAAGTCTTCTTTTCTGTGACTGATGGGCTTCGGGTTGTCCCCGGGTTTACGGAAGACGAGGAGATAGTCGGGCATTCCTGCGCGAGAGCGGCCGGAGTCTTTCAGTAATTGCTTGTGCAAGAGTCCGAGTGCTTTCGTGCGGGTCATCTCCACTACTGGATCTTTCCAAATGGTGATACGCGAATACAGCAACCATCCCGCGGCCTGGTGCGCGCGTATAACCATGCCGGAGAAATCCTTGATTGCGATGTCTCCGTCCTTCCACTTCTGCATTGGCAGGTCCGAACAATGCACGGCAGACAACCTTCCCGACACCGTCAACCTGAATAGCTCAGGAATCAAAAATCCGTAGTGCTCGAAGAATTCCTCGTCATTCTGGCAATTGCCCATGTCGGCAATCGAATCCGAGTACGTGAAGAGATTAGCGAACGGAGGGCTATAGACGGAGAAGTCGATGCACTCATCCGGCATTTGGCGGACGATATCCACGCAGTCTCCGTTATAGAGCGCGAACGAATCCCCGTGAGATTCTTTCAGGCAACGAACCATTGCGGAAGCCTCCCTTGATGATTGGGTTCATAATGACGTTTCACGGAAGAACTCAAACCGATCGCCCGCCTCATCGCCGCAGCCATCTCTTTCTTCATGTGGTCATGGTCTTCAGATTTGCGATCCAGAACCCGGCCTATCGAGTCTTCGCCTTCCGCGACAACGACGTGCACCGTGACAGGGTTTTTCTGGCCGAATCTCCAGCAACGCCGTACCGCCTGATGCCAGGATTCGTAAGAGAAGGAACGCCCGACGAATACCATCGTGTCGCAGTGCTGCCAGTTCAAGCCGAACCCAGTGATGCTGGACTTCGTGAGAATGCCAAGGGCATCTCCGGTACCGAATCGCTGAATCGCATCTTCCTTCGCTTCGATCGACATGCTGCCGCGAACCTCAACGAGGCGATGGCCGAAGATCGGGAGCAGAGCTTTTCTTACCGCATCGCTCTCGTAGTCTGTATCGACCCATACGATGAAAGGTTTCTCGCGGCCCTCAAGAATCAGCGCCGCGGACTTCGCCCGCTGTTCTGCGGTCTGGCGTTTCAGGTCGTGAATTCCGGTGGCGCTGACATCGGCAGCAAAAAGCGTTCCGTCAAGCTTCAGGTCGGAAGCATCAGCGCGATGATGGACAACGCGAAGTTCCGGCAAGTCGTAGCCGGTCGATAGCTCATCTCCAAGGTCTCGGGGATGGTCCGCCATCCGGCACCATGAAGACATCCAGTCCCAGTAGGAGTCACGTGCATGGCCTTTCAGCCTCCACGTTCCGGTATCCGCTGTGTCGTTGATGAACCAGCGAATCAGCATGTCGTTCATCGGCATGACACCCAGGAATTCCGACTGCGTTCCGAGTTCCTGATGGTCGTTTGGTGCGGGCGTTGCGCTCGCAGAGAGTCTCCATCGGTGATTAGCGAAAGCGGCAATCAACGCCCGAGAAGTCTTTCCGGTAAAGTTTTTGATGATGCTGGATTCATCAAGGACGACAGCCCCGAATGCGTCAGGATCGAGTAGGCTCAGTCTGTCGTAGTTGCAGACGTTGATTCCATCGACGGCTTCGGATTGGTCTCGAATGACTTTGGCGGGATATCCCCACCGTAGACCTTCCGCTTCAATCTGGCGAGCTACTGCCAGCGGCGTCAGAATCAAGGATCTGCCATTCGACGCTTCGCCGGCGTGCAGCGACCATTCCAACTCACACGCTGTCTTTCCTAGACCCGTGGACAGGAAGAGTCCCGCAGACCCGCACGTCAATCCGAACCCGACCGAATGACGCTGGAACGGGAATAGGTGGCCCTTTAAGGCTGGAATGGACGATAGTCCGCGGTTCTCCGCAAGGCTCACCTTCGATGCCAGGAATTGAGCGTAGGGTTGCATCAGTCCAGTCCCTTCTTCCCAAACCCAAGCCTGTCGGCTGTTGCGTGGCCTTCCGCGGTCGGCCCTTCCTCCTCTTCGACGCATTCCACGTGGAACGTCCACTTCGTCTCCGGATCGTACCGGATCGTGTCGCCCTGCTCGATGGGCTTGCCGCACTCGTGGCAGGACGATCGGAATTTTGCCGTGATGGTTCTCACTCCAAACCTCGATGCCCCAGGTGGGCGTCCGCCTGGCGCTTCGATCTCACTAACCGTTCCCGGTACTGGCGCATCTCCGACAGGCATTGTTTCGCGTCGTCAATCTTGTCGGAATGCAGGTCGTTGTCCTCCGAGCACCAGATCCATTGACTCGCTGCGTTGGCTGCCATGGGGTCCTTTGCGCGCAGCGTGAAGATCGGTTCGTCCTCCGCGGCCCTGACCACGCAGCCCGAGTCGGTCGTGTTGTCCTCAAGGATCTTGGCGATTTCGATTCGTTCGTCGGCGTCGAGCGTTCCAGCGATCAGCTTTTCCTTCAGCCGCCGGACTCTCATCAGGAAGTCAGGGGAACGTTTGGTGTGGTTCATGTCTCCTCCGCGTCCAGTTTCTTCAGTTCTCGAAGGACCCATTCCATCGCGCCGATGTTGCCTTCGGTCCGGCCGATCAGCAGCGGGTTCGTGGTGTAGTCCTGCGAACTCGGCGCACGCTGGGCTTCCAGCTTTTGCTTGAGCCAGTCGAGGCGATCGCGCAGGAGTTTTTCTTGTTGGCGGGTCATGCGAAATCCTCATCGATGGCGATACAAACATCTCCGGCGATCTGGTGTGTCGTTTGATACAGGGACTGATAGATCTTCGTAGCCTCTGCATTGATGGGCTTCTTCGGGCGGATGGGTTTGATTTCGAACCGGCCGTTGCCGTGGTCAACCATCTCGGTCTCCCAGCCGTCATCATCAACGCACATCACGCGCCCGTCGCGCAGATTGACCGAGTCGCCCGTTTCGCAGCCGATCAATCGGTGAATGGTTCCAATGGCATTGTGTTTCGAGATCTCGTGCTCTTCGCGGGTTCCGTTGACTCGGATGACTTCAACTTTCATTTCAGCCCCACCGCCTTCACGTATGCGTCGATAACCGCGTCTTCCAATTTCGCGGCCTGATGCCGCTCTGTTTGCTTGTCGAGGTAGTGCATGTCGATCGCGAAGCCACCGTCCGCCGAAAACTGAATCACCACGTGCGAGGCGTACCCCGGCAACATCTTCATCACCATCTGATTCAGTTCGGCACGGGCGAAGAAATCCTGCGGGTCGGTCCGCAGCAACGCGCCGCTGGCGTCGAAAGCGCCGATCCAGCACAGCGATTCCCTGATCGGAAAGCCGTTGTCGTCAAACTTCGGCGACGGCTCAAAGCGCATGGCGAGTTCTCTGTTGATGGCGGCGCGATCCATTTTGGTCATCAGCCCTCGATAAACTTCCCGCCATTCAGCGAGAGATACGAAAACCCCTGCATCACGCCGTGCAGGTAGTCCTGGCCGCGCTTCTCATCGGCCTTGTGCAGGTTGAGCCACGTGAGATAGATCACGCCGGCGAACGAATGATTCAGCGACGAAATGCAATAGGTGTCGTTGAAGAGGATGGTGAAGGCTTTGGGATCAATCGCGACGCGATCGCCGTCTCGAACCAGCGGACACTCGCCCGGCGCATACATGTGGTAGCCAAAATTCATTTCAATCTCCTCCTCCCGTAATCCGGTGCCGGAACGAACCCGCACCGGACTCAGGGTCTAGATACGGCTCACCGCTTGCGCATTGGCCCACGCCGTGCGGTGACACCTGAATGCGCCTTTGAGGCAAGCGCGGCCGTCTTCCCCGGGCCCCGGTCATCGCAGTTGGGCCCAGCCGTTTCTAGTCAACTTGCCCTCAGCTAAAAGGGGCCCGGGAAACTCACGCGTACTGCTTATTCGTCGCAATGAGCGACTCTTTCAGCAGGTCCGTTATCGAAACGGGAGCCTGTGCGTGCCCCTTACGGTTATCCGCACTTCCGGCCCAGGAATCGGCTCCAGAAATCAAACCCATTGAAATCGCTTGCTGGTGCAGCAGATCCAACTCCGCGCAGAACTTGTCCAATTCACTATCCAGCAATCGGATGTAGTCCTCGTCTCGATAGATTCGAGCAAGGGCCATCGGCATCTCTGGATGAAACGAAAGGACGTCGCACCATTCCTTCTCGCAGATGAGAAGTTGCATCTGCACCTGGGGTCTGTAGGCTTCGTATGGCGATCCAGTGCTTAGCAGGTAGCTGACATGCTCACCTTCGGACGGGCACTTGATTTCAAGAAGGCCGTCGGTGCTGACGAATCGGTCTGGCGAGGCTCCGCGGTCGCCCTTATCGTTGGTCACGAATCCCGCCGACACTGTGTCGATATCGCGCTGCATCTGGTAGAACAGCAGCGCATCAGCCTCCATCTGCGAGCCACGCTTCATCCAGAACGAGACGCGCTCGGTGATGGGATGCCGCATGATGCGCTCAGCCAACAACTCCAGCCTGTAAGGCTCCTGCGACTTGCTTGCCTGCGGTCCGGTTTTACCCAGGCCAGGCGTTAGAATTCGGTGAGCTTGCGATGCCGTGGGAATGCCGGAGCGGAGCGCAAGCCATTCTGTTGTGCCTTGGACGACGTTATGGATTTGCACGTTTCTCCCCGGCTTTCATGGCGATCCATTTCTCAAAGCTGTCTTCTCGTCCCCAGCAGGTGGCGGGCGCTTCGTTATAGAGATAGCTGACGATGGCGGGCAGAATCCTGATGTTGTGCTCGTCGGCGCGTCCTACCGCGTTCATCAGGTCGTTGCAGATGACGGCTTCCAGGAACCCACCAGTGGGCGCGCCGTGGTGGATATAGCGCCGTAGCGACCCGACAAGGTCGGGCGGGACGTACATCCCGAAAGCGCGGTATCCCTTCACATCGTCCGAGGCGTCAATGTGCACGCTCATTTCTTCTCCGCTGCTTTCTTCGCGTTGTCCTGGCGTTTCACTTCGATGGCGTTGATCGCCTTGCGGTAGTCGACGGCGAGAATCTCTTCCATGGCCCCGACGGCCATGTACAGCAGGAACCGCGGAACGTCCATCCCGACTTCCTGCACCGCAGCTCGCAGGTCCTTCGCCTGATCTTCGGTGATAGTCTTCCGGCTTTCCCCGTCACTGTCTTCGTCGCGCTCGATGATGTTCAGATGCATCTTGAGTAGATACCGACGGGCATACGACACCGTGGAGCCTGCATCCTGAATTGCTGGTCTTATCGATTTCCCCTCGCGGTTTGCCGCGGCCGTGTCGATAGGGACGGTCAGCTGCTTCGTTTGAGAGTGGCCCATCGCATGGGAGATCGTTCCGGCGAACGTGACCGTCTTGTCGGTGTGCGATTCCTCATCGAACGAGAAGCTGAACTCTTCCTCGGCCAGCAGCGGCCGTATCACCACGTCGATATCTTCGAGTTTGGCAAATTTGCTGTTCTTCCCCTGGCCGGCCTTGTTGATCTGCGGCAGCTTGGCCTGCAGCCGTGCCATGGCTGCGTGGAACGCTTGCTCGGCCTGCATCCGCATGAAGTCCTTCTGCAGTTCGAAGAGGCCGCGAAGTTTTTCAATGTCGAGGTCCTGCGTTTTGTCGACGGCCTGCTGGAGAACCTCTAGGACATTCCCAGGGCGAACTGCAAGGCCGGTAGGTTCTGCGCTCACTTCGCCTCCACGCATTTCACGCCCAACTCGGTCAGGCGAATGAGGTCCTCAGGTTCGGCGACAACTACGCTGAAGCGAGGTTCGACGACTGCCTTCAGGGCGGCCGCAGGATTCTTGGCACTCACCAGATGGTTCTTCTTGTCCCCGTCGGTGTTTTCGGTCACTTTGTAATAGGGCATACCGGATTCTCCTCCTTTAGATTTGGGAAACTCTTCCGCATCGGTCGAAGCACCCTTGACAAACATCGGCCTCGTCATGGAAGGGGCCGGTCTCGTGGTCGACGCCGCTGGATACGATGTGCTTCACGACGGGACGCTCGTCGCACAGGTCGCAGGTGGGTTCCAGCTCTTCGCACTCCTGGCAGAGCCGCCACTCCCCCACGTACTCGACGCGTCCATAGATAGGCTCGTCGCAGTTATCGCAGCGAATGATTCCGATCGTGTCGCGCGTACGGCGAAGGGTGTCGAGGTTCATACAACCGGACTCCCTTCCGCGATGCGCTGCAGCAGCCGGTCGACTTCCTCATCCGAGCAGTGGTCCACGATCTGCTCCGCCAGGAAGTGTCGCGGCTCCGGGACTACCGCACACAGCATCACGGCCAATCCGCTATTTTTGATATCGCCCTCAACGAGCAAGTTGTGCAGGGTCGTTCGCTTGCTGTTCATACATCGCCTCCATCGAAGACGTGGAACACGAGTCGACCTTCAAGCATCTGGAAAGTTCCGATGTAGCGATAACCGACGATTCCGCTGGCGTCATGGCCGGTTCCGCGAATCAGTATTCGTCTCTGCGTTTTCGGATTGATCTCATCGACGAGAGCCCAGAGGCATGGCGACTCCTGCTGGAGCTGGACGCAGAGCATCGTCGCCATCGCAGGCATCTGAACGGTCTGCTCGTCAACGACCACCAGCGGATACTTCCAGATCGTCACTGCGCACTCACCAACAGCACGAGGATCACCGGAATGAAGATCAGCCCGAAGACGAAGACGGCGCCTCGGTCTGCGCGGGTTTTGGGTCCGGGTTCGTTGAACACACGTATTCCTTCCTGCATGGCAAACGTTGATTTTGTTTCGGGAGTTCGGCAGACCTGCCAGTCGCCAGCCCGATTCACGCACTCAACTTAAAAACCAAATTTTCGCGGTCCTCTTGCATGGACCAACCTTGCCTTTACGCTCGAGTTCTTCCCATGTGGTCAGTTCTTCCCTGACCAGCCGGTGCGCGACCACGTAGTCGGAAGCGCACAGTTCCCGACACACCGCGACGCGATCGCATCCATGCCGCAGGCATTTGCGCTGCGGCTTCATGGCTACCGTTCTTTCCCGTGTTGGCTTCACGCAGCATCGGCTTTCTCCGGTAGAAGTTCTTTCAGAGGGATTCTCAGGGCTTTACTGAGAGCACGCGCCGTTCTCTGGTGCGCTCGATTCGTTTCCAAAGCCTTACCGATAGTGCTGTAGTGAATCCGTTCGCCAGTCTTCTCTTCGGTGAGGTTCGACATCGCCGCTAAAGTCAGGCCGCGCTCATCCATAACTTGTCGAACTTTTTTGAAGTCGTATTGCATACTGTGACGAATTATCCACAGTTAATAAAACACGTCAAGAAGTTTTTTGCGCTTCCTTGATTGGCGGTCTACTGTTTCCGCGAAATGCCGCGCACCCCAAAGCAGGAGCACTCGATGACGCAAGTTTGGAGGCAGCGTCTCGGTGCACACATTCGGCGGCGACGGGTCGACGCGGGGCATTCCCAGGATAGCCTTGCCGCAACAGCCGGCCTCAGCCGCGAGACCGTCAATAAGGTTGAGAACGGCAGGGGAGACTACGGAATAGATCAGGCGTTGCTGTTGTTAGTCTGCGCGGAGACCAAGGAAATCGAAGATGCCCTGCAGCTCGATCCAGTTGTACAGATCGTAGCGGCGGCGCGAGGAATAAACAATTTGAGCCCTCGCGAGATCGAAGCATGCAGGACACTACTGGAGGCGATGCACGATCCGAAGCGCAAGAATCAGGCAGAGACGTATATAAAACTATTGAGAGACGGCGAAAAGCCGCCCCACTTGCGGGACGTTTCTGCCGATCGCTAACGCGGCCCGCGCTCGTCAAGGACGGCGAGAGACGCGGGCCAAGGATGCGACACTATATCTATCAAGAGATCGTTAGATACGCGACGGGCCAGGTCGGCGAGCGAAGGATTTTTTTTCGCCACATCGATAACTGTAGACCCTGCTTCAGGAAATGGGAGAACGCCAAGAAAAAAGGCGAGAATTCGACGAGTCTCTTTCTTCTGGTAATGGCGTTTTTGTCGACGGCTTAAGTATGACCACATTCACGAAACTAATGATAGCGCTTGTCGGTGGCTCGTTTTTATTTGCCATAGCCTGCTTGATGATTTTTCTTTACTTCGCTGCGACAGCGCCACCTGCGAAACTCGATAAGCCACAAGCTAAAATTCCAGCCGTTGAGCCGAAGGTGACTGTCAAGAAAACCCCAAGTATTTTCAGCGTCGGTGAAACGGCCACGCTGCAGTTCCTGTGTTTCGCTGCAATCGATGACGGATCTTGGGACGAAATGGTCAAAGCCCAGACCGCAAAGGACAACGTTGGCCTGGCGGACTTGCTCGTAACCGGTCGAATATTTCGACTGCAGCAAGGCGATGAAGTCCTTGTCATTGATAAGGGGTTCACGTCGTACAGAGTTCGGTCTCGCGGCGCAAAAACCGGCGGCCGCGCAGGCTGGATCTATCGCGAATGTCTGCACGGCGAAGACGCTAACTGATTTTTTTCGTTGACACGTCCGCTCTGTTTTTTGCACCATTCGCTTCGACCTGCCAGTCGCCTCGCTCTCAGGTGAAGTAACGAGAGCACACAATCCCGCATTCACGCTCTGGAAACGGAGCGTATGACACCAAACGAATCTCTACACATTGAGAATCGGGTTCCGAAACCCGTGGCGTATCTCGTCATCGTCGCATCGGCGATGGCAGGCGTGCTCGTCGCGTTGAGGCTCTTCGCGTGATCCACCTGACACTCATCGTCTTCATCGCCTGTCTGACCGTGCTCATGCGCGAGTCGATGCTGGCCACTGCGAAGCAGAAGACCCAGGAGAAAGAGATCCTGACTAACTGGTCGCCCTGTAAGAACGCCCATGACTTTGTCGTCATCGATTCGAAGCTGGTCGATGGTCCTCATTTTGCGATCCGGCATACGTGCGCGCTGTACCGCTGCTCCCGCTGCAAGGCGCACGCGAGTTTTCTTTATCCGGGAGAGTGGACGATTGCGGACCTGCTGCAGGGGAATTCTAGTGAGGCGATTGCGAAGCTATGAGCAGGGAAGAAGAGACTCCCGTCTTTCTGACGGCTGCCCAGGTGGCCACACGTTACGGCTGCTCGGAGAAGTGGCCGTACCACGACAAGAACATGCGCCTGATGGCCAGGCAGATCGTCGGCGCCCGCGGCCTGAGATGGAAACTCTCGGACCTCGAGGCCTTCGAGGCCGGAGGCAGTGAGCGCGCGGACGTGCTGCGTTATTTCCGGCGCATGGCCGATAACCAGCGGGACAAGAAGGTCCGGTTTACCTTGGCCTAGGGGATTAAAACTTATGCGACGTTCAGCACCAAACCAGAAGACACCCAAGAGCACGGCAGGACACGGAAAAGCACGCCCACCACAGGGTTTCGGCTCGTCTTCCATAAACCGCTCGAAAACGGTGCAAATCAAACATAATGCATCCAATACGACGTTCGGCACGGGCAAACACAGCAACATAATCCCGGTACCGTACTGCCGACGTGGCCATCCCTTGTCGCCGAAAGCATCCCACTGCGCGACCTGTCGCGAACTTCGCATCGCCTCAAACCTGGCTGCTGTTCTTAGCATGGGGGCGCGGCGTGGGTAAACATTTCCCGTCAACAATGCCCTCGATCCTCTCCTGCCTCTCTGGCAAGAAATCGAAGAAAACCCCAAACACCGGAGGCCGTGTGCGCGATCGACGGGAGCGCTGGGCCTCCGGGCTTTCCTGCTTCGAAGGGAGGGCGGCGTGATCCGGCGCGGCATAGAGATCGGGCACGTTCCAGACTCCAGACCTGCGTGGATGAAACAGATTCGCGTCGGTGACGTGCTGCGCTCTCGCGGCGGATTACTGCGGATCGTTCGGGCTGTCGAGCATCGCGGCACAAAGACCGTGGTGACGTTCTCCATCAAGCATTGCTCGTGGACTGGACGCTGTTACACGGTCTATTTCCACAACGATCTGAAGTCGATGGGCTACGAGCCGACAGGGAAGCGGGTAAGGCTTCGCAGCCAACTCGACAAGCTGGTTCGTGACGAGATCGTAAACCACTACCGACCAGGCGACATCAGGGTTAAGTGCTGTGACGTGGAGGGAATTGCATGAGCGCGTGCTGGATGTGCTGCGGCACCGGTGAATGCCACTGCCTGATCTGTCACGGCACGTGTGAGGCGTGCGCCGGGCGTGCTCGGGCAGAGAAGCAACTCGACCTGATTCGCCGCCTGCGCATCGACGTCCAGGACGTTCGCAACTACGAAGTGCGGCATGACGGGCCCAGGCAATACCGGAGGCTGAAGCTTCCGGCGGGAGTGAGCGCATGAGCAGCACGGCAAAAGCCCGCTGCTTTACCCCGCAGGAGGTTTTGAGTTGACGCCGTATTACGGCCCCCCATAAGGAGGTTTTGAGTTTTTGACCATGACCACGATCGCTGAGGAGGAGTATTGAGCACTGTACAACAAGCAAGCTTCACAGGTTGGGCCATCGTGGAAATGATGGGACATCGCAAAGAGATCGGCTACGTCACGACCGAGAGCTACGGCGCCGCGTCATTGTTCCGCGTCGACACACCTGGTCTCGAAGAGCGCGACTACGAACTCGAACGGCCGGAGTGGCACACCATTAACGGTCGCTATCAGGAAGTTCCGAAGGGTAGCAAGCTGCGCAGGCCTGCAGTTCCTCCGCGGAGCGTTCTCGTGGGTCCTAGTTCCATCTACGCGCTCAATCCCTGCGATGAGCAGACGGCGAAGAAGGCCATCGAGCGGATGCTCGCGCCACCGTTGATGCTGCTCAGCGTTCCTGAAGGAAAGCAGTTGACGTCAGGCGAAGACTCTCAAGATCCAGACGGGGATGAAGATGATCAAGAGTACTAGCCCCGCACAGGATTCCATACAACCACAGCGACGTAGACCGGAGGCGCTGCCGGCATTCTCGTTCCTAGGGCGAGCGGCAGCGCTGAAGGTATCCGATTCCAACCTGGAGGTGCCGCCATGAAGAACTGAACCGATTCCGAATCTCTTTTTCGACTAGTGAACCGGGTCCGACGGAAGACCGGGCCCGGATTTTTTGAACTTATCCATGACGCGAACAGTAGGCAGACGGGAAGGTGTCCTGCCGCAAGTACGGAGTTTGTGCCTGAGGAGGGCTCACTGAACGACCGATAGCGGCGGGCCCGATTGAACGATCGCCACTGAGAGAGTGCTGAAGAATTGAAGACTGAAGACAAAGGGCGCACGGCACCCGCGCCGATCGAAACAGAATACCAAGGCTACCGCTTCCGCTCACGCCTTGAAGCGCGATGGGCTGTCTTCTTCCAGAATCTCGGGCTACACTGGCGATACGAGATCGAGGGGTTCTATCTTCCATCTGGCCCCTACCTGCCGGACTTCTTTATTTCCAATGGATTCGGTTTCTATGTCGAGGTAAAGCCGCATGTATCGCTTTCCCGTGCTCAACATTTATGTGCAGACCTGGCACGCGCCACCAGTGTGAACTGCTTGCTCATCGAGGGTGAGCCATGGCCAAACGAATACGTCGCACTGCTTTTCGAAGCTTCGACCGGCATCGAATACAAGCATGTGCGGTTCGGAGAATGTCGTAAGTGTGAAGGCGAACCATGGTTATTCTCTGCAGATTTAGCTTCTCCGCTTGCGCCGCGGAGCAACTGCCGTTCGGAAGTCTGGCCCATTGAACACACTCCATACCTGATCGCTGCCTTCAAGGCCGCGCGAGGTGCCCGCTTCGAGCACGGCGAGGTGCCCGCATGATTCCCATCGGCATCGACTTGAGTGCGATGGATTACGCGATGCTCGCAAAGTCGGGAATCTCCCAGCAGCTCGCCGCCGACGCCGGAATCCGTCGAGTCTCCAACGCTGAAGGCATGGTCATGATGGGGCGCTCTGGTCGTGGAGACTATGCGGGGATCGTCTTTCCCTACCGATGGCCTGGCGATGTTGCCATTCGCGAATACCGGTTGCGGCGAGACCATCCCGAAGTAGAACTCAACGATGACGGTAAAGAGAAAGAGCGCGCCAAGTACATCTCCCCTCCTGGCCGCAGCAACATGCTCTACTTCCCGCCCGGTGTGCAGGTGGAGCAGCTCAGTGACTCCAAACTACCCATTCTGATCACAGAGGGTGAAAAGAAGACACTGGCCCTTTCGGTTTTAGCCTGGCGCAATCTCGGCGAAGCTGCAGAAAAACCACGGTGGCTTTCCGTGGGATTGTCGGGCGTCTGGAATTGGCGCGGGACTGTCGGTAAGACTTCCGGCCCAGACGGGGAGCGGCGAGACATCAAAGGCGTGATTCCTGATGTCGACAAGATCAGCTGGCGCGGCCGCGATGTCACGATTGTGTTCGACCGTAACGCCGTAACGAATCAGTCGGTGATGGCCGCCCTCGTCGGCCTTTCCCATGAACTCCGACGTAGAGGATCCATCGTTCGGCGTTTTGTTTGGCCCAAACACGAAACAGTTAATGGTATCGATGACGTTGTTGGTAAACATGGTGCGGATTTCACATTGGCGCTTATCCAAACCAACAGCCATCCCATCACACCGACTGAACGCGACCAACAGAACTCACCCCGGAAGTACGACAAAGAAGAAAGCGGACACCGGTTGGAGTTTAAAGACGTCGGCGTGACCTTCCAGGTCGACCGGATGCGCCGGGATCGCCACGAACTCATCGGAGAACTCACCGTGCGCTGCAGTCTCGCGGGGGCGAAGACCGTGGATGGCTGCCTGTCCGTGGCAGACTTCAACTTCTCCTCTCTTCGGGCGCGACTGGATAGAGCGAAGCACCTTTCCGAGCGAGCCAACGCAACGCAGCTCGACTGGGTCTCGATGATCGAGGAGTTCTGTCAGAAGGTATTCGCGATCGAACGCCAAGGCGCGCCCGCGGTGGATTTACGAACAGTGGAGATGCCGCCGGAAGATGACGACTACTACATCAACGGGCTTGTCTTCCCCCGCCGTCACCCGACGATTCTGTTTGGCGATGGCAGCGCAGGAAAAAGCTATATCGCGCTATGGGTGGCAGGTCAACTCGAGGCGCAGGGCTTCAACGTGGCGCTCTTCGACTGGGAACTAGCTGCATCTGATCATCGCGTTCGATTACAGAGGCTATTCCCGGATATGCCAAGAATCACCTATTGCCGGTGTGAGTTTCCTATCACCCATGAGATTGATCGACTGCGGCGTGTCGTGACGGAGAACCAGATCGACTTCGCGATCTTCGACAGCATTGCTTTCGCGTGTAATGGCCGTCCAGAAGACGCCGAGATTGCGAGTCAGTATTACCGCGCCGTTCGCTCGGTAGGCGTCGGCAGCCTGCACATCGCGCACATCAATAAGTCGGAGGACGGCGACAAGAAACCTTTCGGTTCGGTGTTCTGGCACAACGGCGCTCGCATGACCTGGTATGCCCATGCCGCCGAGCGTGCCGACGACAACGAACCTCTTACTGTGGGCCTGTTCAACCGCAAGGCGAATCTGAACGGCGCACGTCAACCTGTCAGCCTCCGCCTGACCTTCGGGCGTCAGCGGACTGATATTTCCCGGGTCGACATGGCAGACACGCCAGACCTGGCCAGCAAACTCACGATCCGCCAACGCATGACCGTCCTCCTCAAGAGGGGTTCGATGACCGAACAGGAAATCGCCGATGAACTCGAGGCCAGCCTCGACAGCGTTCGAAAGGCCGCAAAACGAAATCATCGCGACTTCATCCTCTTGAGTGGCGGCCGCATCGGTCTCGTGGAAAAAGGAGCATGAAAAGACACGTGTCCAGACACTACAGACAGGTGTCTTATCTTATTGGTTCTACTAATGAAACTCGGATTCATACCTCGGGGCGAATGAGCGAGTGGCTTTGAAAAGTCGCGGACACTACCGAAAGTGTCCGGACAGGCGGCTTAGGTTGTTGAAAACAAAGAAAAATGCTTGAGTTTAACGTCTTTTGGCGGACGAAAATTTTAAGAAAGAAAGAAAGTACCAAAGAAAGAAAGAAAACAGGGAAATCTCTCTTAAAGAGATTTCCAAACCCTGTAGAAAGAGCGCCGTCTGTTGCCGCTATCGCGGCAGCCGTCGCAGGGAACGGGGAACTGTGAACTCCGATGTTTCCCGCATCGAGTTCACCATCACCGGGCAACTCTACAGCCTGAAGAACAACCGGATGATCCTGCCTGTTGCTCCGAAGAATCCCGTGGCTGCTGGAGCGAAGTGCCCGCACTGTAAAAAACCCTTGATGATGATGACGCACCTCAACAGTAAGGCTTCGGCATTCGAGCGGGCGTTTCGAAAGCAACTCCCCGAATCCGCCAAGCAGAACTGGGAGATGCCCGTCGGGGTGACGGTCACCATCTACTACCCCACCAACCTGCAGGACGCCGACGAAGCGCATGTCTTCGACCTGATGCAGGCCTACGGCGTGATCAAAAACGACCGCCAGGTGGTTTCAAAGTTCGTGAGGAAACTGATCGACCCGGACAACCCACGCGTTCACGTTGTCGTGATCCCGGTGCTCTGGGATCGCTCCGGCAGGCAGCCCGGCCTTTTTCACGACGACACCCAACAGAATCCGATGGAGGTATCCGCATGACGACTCTATTCGCGAATGAAAAGCGCAAACTCCCGGCAGGTTTTGTTCTCCACATCCCCCTTGCTGAAGCGATGCTCTGCCTGGACTGCGAAACGATCTCGCGGGGCAATCAGTGTGCGGCCTGCGGATCCGCCTCGATCGTCAACCTGAAGACCATCGTCGACGGCAAACCCCTTCCCCTCTCAGACGCCTGGAAGCAGGCCCGCGAGAAAGAACTGGAGCGTGCCGGATGATCTGGATGTTGTGCCTATCGCTGTCCCTAAACGTGGTTCTGGTCGTGATCGTCTGCGTGCTGGAGGGTGCCCTCTGCGATGCGCGCGACACCATCGCGGTCCATGAGGATTCGATTGAAACGCTGTCTCGTACTTTGAGCGAATCGAAGTCGGAGGAGTGGATACGGTAGCGTGTGCAATCTGAGAGGCCTAAGCCGATGACGCGTGAATGGCTGCTTGAACACAAGTTCTGCGTGGCTTGCCAGACTCAACCGGCGCAGAACAATCAGATCTTCTGTAAAAATTGCTTTCGGCGGATGTTGACGGCGGATGCTTCCGCAATGAAAGGGCTCAGTTCGGAACTGGCAAAGCATAAGCATTGACACGGGGTGCTAATCTGGCATCCACAACAACCCTACGGGACGTTGACCCCACCACAAAACAACAGGGCATTTGCCCGACTATTCCCAAAAACATCTGATGACGAAGAACGCTGAACGCCGGGAGAAATTCCGGAAGCGTGGAACTGCGCCTACCGAACTTGAGCGTGAATGGCGAGCCTACCTCGGGGAATCCCCGAATCCGTGGGGTGGCGCGAAGTCTGCGGATGCTGGTGACGAAGACGAGGACAAAAAGCGTGCGGGTCCACAGACTATGCAAATCGACAACGGCAGGCGGAAAAGTAAGCTGGAGATCCGGACTCTTGCAGGGTTGTGACGCTTGCCGATACGTAAGCCGTGTGGCAGGCCAGGCTGTGCACATTCAAAGCCCTGCCCCGACCATGCTGAGCGCACCTACCAGCCCGACACCAAGACCGAAGATGAACGCAGGTTCTACAGTTCCACGGCGTGGAAGCGCAAACGCAGGGAGGTCCTCGATCGAGAGCCGTTGTGTCGCGAATGCAAGAAGCGCGGGCTCTACATCGCAGCCACAACCGCAGACCACATCGTTGCGATGCGTGACGGCGGCGCTCCTCTCGACGACGACAACCTCCAGCCCCTCTGTACGCCCTGCCACAACGCCAAGCGAGCCCGGGAGCGTGCTGCGCGGGTGGGGGGAGGGTCGTGAGCTATCTCCTTTATTTCCCGGCACCGCCCGGCGCCCAAATTCTCTGTTCACCAAAATGGAGCCTCGGGCCTGAGTATGGGAGGTCGACCTCGCACCCCGACGAATATTCTCGACGCCCGCGGGGCCTTCAAGGACCACCCCGACCGAAAGCGTGCCAGGGCGAATGAGCCCATCGTCACCGCTCCTCTCGGTGATCCGCCGGAAGGTTTAACGGGCGATCAGCTCGGCTGCTGGAAGGAGATCGTCACCGTGGCGCCCGCCGGTGTCCTTCGTTCCTCGGACCGGATGGCGGTGGAGGAGGCGGCGCGAATTCTCACGAAGATTCGGCAGGGCGGTGCGTCCACCGAGGAGCGTCGACTGTTCCTGAACTACTTGGGCCGATTTGGCATGACTCCGTCCGACCGTTCGAAGGTTTCTGTAGACAAGCCGAAGCCGCAAACCGGATCGAAGTGGAGCGGCATTGGCAGCTAAGACGTTCGGGGCCCGAGCTACGCAGTATGCGCGCGACGTCGTTGCCGGAAAGGTTCCCGCGGCGAAGCTTCTCCGTCTCGCCTGCGAACGGCACCTGAAGGATCTGGAGCGATCGAAGGACAAGTCGTACCCGTACGTGTTCAACCCGGCACGGAAAAACGGGAAGGCGGCGCCGGCGGAGGCAATCTGCCGGTTTGCGGAAAACATGGTTCACGTCAAAGGCGAGTGGGCCGGGAAGACGATCGTTCTGGAGCCGTGGCAGTGTTTCCTTCTCTCAGTGGCCTTCGGCTGGATCCGGCGTGCGGATGGCTTGCGGCGCTTCCGAGAACTCTACTGGGAAATCGCCCGCAAGAACTCCAAGAGCACGATGGGCGCGATCGTCGGCTTGTATATGACGTTTGCCGACGATGAGCCTGGCGCCGACGTCCTCGCCGGAGCGACCTCGCAGGACCAGGCGATGTTCGTGTTCAAGCCGGCATGGCAGATGGCGAAGAAGAATCCGGAATTCGCGGAGCACTTCGGGATCGGTCTCGCCGGAACAGAAACCAATCCTGGGAATATCTACTCCCTCGGCTCGGCCAGTGCGTTTCGGATGATTATCGGGAAGCCGGGCGACGGCGACAGCCCGCACTGCGCCATCATTGACGAATTCCACGAGCACTCGACTCCGGACCAGTACGACGCGATGAAAACCGGCATGGGAGCCAGACGCCAACCGATGCGGTCGATCATCACCACGGCCGGCACCGATACCTCCGGGCCCTGCTACGACAAGCATCTGGAATCGATCAAGGTCCTCGAGGGAACGCTCGAGAACGATGAACTGTTCTGCGTGATCTACGGCATCGATGAGGACGACGACTGGAAAGATTTCTCGATTTGGCGGAAGGCCAACCCAAACCTCGGCGTCTCCGTTCGGGAGGATTATCTCCGTGCCCAGCTGCGCGACGCTTTACAGAACCCCGGCCAGACCAACGCGATTCTCACGAAGAATCTGAACCGGTGGATGTCGGCCGGCGTCGCCTGGATGAACATGGCGAAGTGGTCGGCCTGCGCACGGCCAGGACTGACGCTCGAGAGCCTCCGTGGGCGCCGTTGCTGGCTGGGCCTGGACTTGGCGAATAAGATCGACATCGCGTCGCTTGCCTACATCTTCGAACTCGAAGAGTCCGGCCTCTACGGCTTCCTTTGCCGGCACTACCTTCCATCGGAGACGATCGAGCTCCAGCCGAATTCGCACTATCGAAAATGGCGCGACGAAGGCTGGATCATCGAAACCGAAGGAGCACGGACGGATTTCCTTCGCATTGAAGCCGACATCAAAGACGCGACCTCGCAGTTCTCCGTCCAGGAACTTGCCTATGACCCACGTGAGGCGAGTTACCTGATCAAGAACATCGAAGACTGGGCCTCGTTTGAATGCTTCGAAATCAACCAGGGCCCGCAGCTGATGTCTGAGCCGATGAAGGAGATGGAGGCGCAGGTCTACGCCGGCACGATCCAGCATCCGGACGATCCGGTCCTGAACTGGATGATGGGCAACGTGATCAAGAAGCAAGCCCGCACCGGCGGCCCAGTCAAAACCTACTACCCGACCAAGGACCGCGACGCGAACAAGATCGACGGGGTGGTGGCTGGGATCATGGGGCTCGGTCGCGCGATCCTTAACGCTGGCGCCGGTTACGTCGAGGGGCGCCTGACCGTCGCATGAGTTTACTCAGCCTGGGGCTCTCATCGATTCCGCGGCCGGAGTCGGACCTCAAGACCGCCACGACGATCACGATCGACGAACTCGTCAAGCGGCTCGACTCTGTTTACCAGACGATCAGCGGCATCAGCGTGACTCCCGAGAATTGCATGGAGTCGCCGACCGTTCATTCGCTGATCACCGGGATCTCGAGGCGCGTGGCAAGCCTTCCCCCTGTCGTACTACAGAAGACCACGAGCAAAGGGCGAACCACGAAGGAGCCTCTGCCGAACCATCCGGTACAAAGGCTGCTGAACAAGCCGAACGATTGGCAAAGCCGAACGGATTACTGGCTGGACGCGACGAGTTATCTCCTGCGTTATGGCCGTTATTATGCGTTCAAGGCTCAAGGAAAGACCGGTCCGATCCGCCGGCTGATCCCGCTCGCGCCCTACCGCGTCACGGGTCGACAGAACGAGGACTGGTCCGTTGTCTATGACATAACCCAGCCAAATGGCGCAAGAAAACCCTATCAGCCCTGGGAGATTCACTATGCCCGCGGTCCAGCGCGGGATGGATTCAATGGTGACTCGCCGGTTAACGACTGTCGGGAGGCGATCGCCTGCGAAATCGCAGCTCAGAAGTTTGGCGGATCGTTCTTCGGTGGTGGCGCGATGCCGGGCGTCATCTTCGAATTCATGGAGAACGTCCAGGGCTTCAAGAGCGATGAGCAGCGCAAAGAGTTTGTCCGGGACTACCAGCAAGTATTCAGCGGCCGTGGCCGATTCAATGCAATGCTCATGCCCAAGGGCATCAAAGTCGGCACACAGGTCGGCGTTGAGCCCGACAAGGCGCAGTTTATCCAGACACGCTCGTTCCTGCGCAGCGTCATCGCCGGTGCCTGGGGGATTCCGCCTTTCATCGTCGGCGACCTCGAGCACCAGACCTTCAACAACGCCGAGCAGCAGAGCATCGAGTTGGTCATCGGCGTCATTCTGCCTTTCCTTAAGATTTTCGAGTCCGCCATGGAGCGCGATCTTCTGACGGTCGACGATCGGAATAGCGGAGTGATCATCCGGTTCAACCTCGATGCTGCCCTGCGCGGCGACTTCAAGACGCGTCAGGAAGGGCTGAAGATCCAGCGCGAAAACGGCGTCATCAATCCCAACGAGTGGCGCGAGTTCGAAAACATGAATCCCAGGGAAGGCGACGGCGGCGAGGAGTACTGGGACGAAGGACCGTCTGGACAGAACAGCCAGCCCGGCAAGCAAGATCCTCAAGGAGAACCGAATGCGTAGAACACTCACCTTTCCGATGGAAATCAAGGCGCTGAAGGGGCGGGAGTTTGAAGGCTATGGCTCCACCTTCGGGAACACGGATCTCGGCGGTGACATCGTGATGCCGGGCGCCTTCACTAAGAGCCTAACGAAGAAGAACCCCAAGATGCTCTATCAGCACGACCCGAGCCGAGTGCCTGGCGTCTGGCGGACCGTTCAGGAGGATTCCAAGGGGCTCTACGTACACGGTCGCCTGATTGAAACCACGCTCGGCAACGACGCTTATGTGGAGTTGAAGGAAGGCGCCATCGACGGGATGTCGATCGGTTTCATCACCGTGAAGGATGATGGGCGCCGCAATCCTCGCAAGCTTCAGGAAATCGATTTGTGGGAGGTGTCGATTGTCACCTTCCCGATGAATGAGTCGGCACTCGTCGACTCGATCAAGCAATTTTGGGGAAACGTCCCCAATACCAAGCGAGAACTCGAGGCCCAGCTCCGCTCGTTCGGGATGAGCAGCGCGGAAGCAAAGACCATGATTTCTCAGCTCGGCAAGATTTTCGACTCGGACCCTGACGGGATGCCAGACGGTCGCCACCGCGATGGTGGAGTCGAGCCGGACGAAGTTACCGAACTCCTGGAGGGCATGTACCGCTTCCAGGATTCCGCCGTAGCAGGAGCGCTGCGCCGGTAAGAACTTCCGTCAAACCGTCAACTGAAACAAGCCGCCTTTCCGGGCGGCTTTTTCATTTCCGAGGACTTATTCTTCATGAATGCACCCACTTTTCAGGAAATCAAATCCGCCATTGAGGGCATGAATTCTGCCTTCGACGTGTACAAGCAGACCAACGAGCAGCGACTCGAGGCCGTCAAGAGCGGCAACGAAGCGCTGGCGAAAGAACTCGACGGCAAGCTCAAGAAGATCGACGCCGACATCCAGAAGTTCAGCGATCTGAAGACGCTGCTCGAGACCGAGCAGAAGTTGATCCGCGAGCGCATCGAAGAACTGGAGTCGCGCGCCTCGACGCCCGGAAAAACCACGCTGGAAGTGACGCAGGACGAGCAGAAAGAAGCCTTCATCGGATGGATCCGCAGCAAGGGCGCTTCGATGGAACACGAGCAGAAGATGCGCCAGTGTGAGAAGAAACTCATCGACATGAAGGACATCACGGTGGGTACACCTTCGGCCGGCGGCTACGCTCTGCCGAAGACGATCGTCCAGGCGATTATGGATCTGGAAATCAAGCTCTCGCCTGTCCGTCGCCTGATCCCTGCGGTTCAGGTCGGGACCACGGACTTCCACGAATTGATCGGACTACGAGGGGCGAGTTCTGGCTGGGTTGGTGAAACCGGAACACGAACGGCGACCAACACGCCGACCTTGCGCGACATTCTTCCGACCTTCGGAGAGTTGTATGCCTACCCGCAGGTTTCGGAGTGGTCGCTCGACGACCTCGGGTTCAATGTCGAGAACTGGCTGACCAAGAACATCGCCGACGAGTTCTCGTATCAGGAAGGCCTCGCCGTGATCAGCGGAAACGGAACCAACAAGCCGACAGGCATGTTGAACACCCCGCCGACGGCAGTCGCCGACTGGCCGATCTCCCGTGCCGCGGCGGTGTATCAATACGTCAACAACACGACCTCGCCGACCGCGCTCGACCCGGACAAGTTGATCGACCTGGTCTATGCGCTGAACTCTGCATATCGCTCGGGATCCTCTTACGTCATGAACTCGCTGACGACGGGCGGAGTCCGTAAGCTCAAGGACCAGAACAACCAGTATCTCTGGCAGCCTTCCGTGCAGGCCGGCCAGCCGAACATGCTCAACGGCTATCCCGTCGAAACATGGGAAGACCTCGACGACGTTGCGCAGAACAAGTTTCCGGTCGCATTCGGCAATTTCCCGAAGGGCTACCTCCTTGTCGACCGGATCGGTATGCGGATCACGCGCGACAATGTCACCACTCCCGGTTATGTGAAGTTCTACGTCCGGCGCCGTGAAGGTGGCATCGTTCTCGACAACAACGCCATCAAGTGGATCCGCACGATCTAGTCATAGACCGCGTCTACTGGGGCGGGCTCCGGTCCGCCCTTTCGATTTCGCGATGAAGAAACAGAAGAAGCCACGGCGCCCTCGCAAAAAAGGGCCAGCCCCGGAAAACAAATCCTTTGTACGAGCACCCGAAAATAAATCCCCTACGCCTCTCCGTTGATCCGATCCCACTCGACGACCTGGACGTGGGAACGCTGATGGCCCACGCCAACATCGATCACGACGAGTGGGAAATGCTGCTGGTGAAATACCTTCCGGCGGCAGTGGAGAATTTCGAGAACGACACGCATCGGACCGCTATACGTCGCGCTCATCGCTGGGTGCTCGATCGGTTTCCCTATTCGCCGGGTCATATCCGTCTGCCTCGTGGCAAAACGACCAGTGTCGAGAGCATCGCCTATAGCCTGAATGGCGAGACCGTCCTGCTGACCGGTCCATCGCTGAGCCCTTCGGGTTCGGACTTTCAGGAGGACCTGAACGGCGAAGACGGCGGGGTGATCATGCCGCCACGTGGACAGTCTTGGCCTTCAGCCGACTCCGATGTCCCCGCGCCGGTAGTGATCGCCTTCAACGCCGGATACGATTGGTCGGACCTGCCGTTCGGCATCCTGCAGGCGATTCTCTTTAAGGCGACAGACCACGTCGAATTCAGGGGCACCGCGGATATACCGCGCAATCAGGACGTCAATCAGCGCGCATGGGACCGGCTAATCAGCCCATACGTGCTGACGCGGACCTATGGAATATGCGATTGAATCTCGGTGCCTGCGACCGGAAGGTTCCAGGCTTCCTGTCTGTGGATATTGTTCCGCCGGCTGACTTCGTTGCCGACCTTTCGAAGCCGTGGCCCTGGCCGGACTCCAGCGTCGATGAGGTCGCGGCCTTCGACATCATCGAGCACCTGCCCGACAAGCGGCACACGATGAATGAACTCTGGCGGGTTCTAAAGAACGGGGCGCGCGCATCGATTGGAGTGCCAACGGTTCGAGGCGTCGGCAGCGTGTGCGACCCAACGCACGTGTCGTACTGGTCCGCGGGCGACTTCGAGTATTACGAAAAGGGCAACTTCGCGCGGGAGAGATTCCGGAGTTACTACGGGATCGTCGCGGACTTCAGGATCGTTTCGCTCTCTCAGGACATGTACAAGAACCGATTCGACGAGGAAGTTTGGAAAGCGTCAGTCGTCCTCGAGGCTGTAAAGTGAGCACCGCTGCCGATATCGCCGACGTTCATAACGCGGAATCGAAACTTCGACTCAAGCCGCACCTAGCAACTCAGTCTCTGTCTTTCACTGTGGTGGGCGAGGGGCCTCTACGCGTCACGCTCGAGGAGTTGTTGACAGCAGAGACCGTCGAGACGCTCAGAAAGCTGGGCATTCTGCAATGAGTAATCTTGCTGTCGTCATCCCTTCCAGGACGCTCTCCAACATGAAACCATGCGTCGAGGCGGTTCAAAAGCACGAGCCGGAGGCGCAGATCTTTGTCGTCGACGACGGGATCGTCGATCGGCCGGTGCCGAGCCAGGGGATGATGTACATCAACGGCATATCCCCTTTCTGCTTCGCCAGGAACTGTAACCTCGGGATTCTTATGGCGCACGATAGAGATGTCGTTCTGCTCAACGATGACGCGCTCCTGGAGACGCCCGGCGGGTTCTCGCTGATGCAGGGGGTCGCCGAAGAGAATCCCAGCATTGGGGTGATTTCCTCCACAACGAACGTCGCCGGAAATCTGAACCAGCAACCTAAGGGCGTTGGATTGCGGTTCGAGTTGCACCGGAGCATCGCTTTCGTCTGCGTGCTTATCCCGCGGCGAACGATCCTCCTGCTGGGCGGACTGGATGAGCGATTCGGCGGCACCCTGCCCGACGGGCGCAGGATCTACGGCTGGGAGGACAACGACTATGTGCGGCGGGTTCGAAGCGCAGGCCTGCGCGTGGCTATCCACGATGGCTGCTATGTCGACCATGGCAGCTTAAGGAGCACATTCCGCGGCGATCCCCGATCGGCAGGAGATATTTCCGCAGGTGCCGAAGTCTACCGGGCGAAGTGGGGCGATCTTAAGTGAAGCTTTTCCTCAGTCCGCACAACGACGATGAGACGCTTTTCGGTGCGTTTACTATTCTGCGCGAGCGTCCGATGGTTGTCGTCTGCCTCGACTCTTACGTCCAGGTCAATCGTGGCTCCCAGAACTGCAATGCCGATGCGCGCAGGCTGGAAACCATCGCGGCCATGAAGATTCTGAATCCGGACCGGCCGCCCGTCTTCCTTGGGTTTCGCGATGATTCAATCTACAGCCTTGAGTTGGAGGATGCGCTCAAGCAGTTCGGTCAGCCTGAAATGGTTTACGCGCCTGCAATCGAGACCGGTGGCCATGAACAGCACAACCTTATCGGAGCTCTCGCTCGTCGCGTGTTCAAAAATGGCCAGCATTACATGACCTACACCAAGGCAGGGAAGTCCACAGGTCGACCGGTGCCGTACGAGCCGGAATGGCCGCTGCTTAAGCTTCGCGCGCTGGCCTGCTACCAGTCGCAGATTACGCACCCGGCAAATGCCGAGCACTTTCTTCGGGATCAGTTCGAATACACGCAATGCTGAAAAAGGTTTTCGTCCAGTGCCTGTTTGGCCAGCCGTTCCCGTGGACGGATGAGTACTTTGAGAACTTCCGAAGGCTAGCGCCTTGCGGCTGGTACCTGCGAGTGTTCACGCCGAATCCGCTGCCGGAGGCCGAGAACATCGACGTCATCCCCATGACGCTCGCGGAGTATGACGGTCTCGTCGAGAAGCATTGTGGCGTTCAGGTGAAAAACTTCCTGAACAGCCGCGGGGTTCCCAATAAGCTGACGAGTGATCACTATCCGGCGCAAGGCTGGATTTTTCAGGACTTCCTGAAGGACGCCGACTATGTGGGGATCACCAACTGGGATTGCTGCTACGGCAAGCTTTCGAAGTGGCTGCCCGACTCCGAACTACAGAATTACGAAATCTGGAGCGATGACCCTTGCGGTTTCAACGGGATCTTTACCTTGTTCGAAAATACGGAGCCCGCGCTCAATCTGTTCCGTGAAGTCGAGAACTGGAAGCACCATTTCACAGTTCACGAGCCCTGCGCGTTCGACGAGATCCGATTCAGCGAGATTCTGAGAAAGGCCAGCGCCGACGGCCGTATCGCCTGGGGACGTCCGGACCACTTCCCGTTCCATAGCTATGACAGGCTTGTGATGCACCAGCCGAAGCCGCACCTGTACTTCGAGGAAGACGGGGCGCTGATCGAGTGGTACGAGGACCGAACGCATCCGCCGTCGACAAAGAGGCACTACGGGCGGGAGATTCCACTGTTCCACTTCTCCAAGACGAAGCGATGGCCGATCGGATCGAGGCCGGAATGAGCGCGCTGGTCGACCAGTCTTACTGGAACGCGCGTTATCGCGCAGGCCACGGCAGCGGTGCCGGGTCGAACGATGTCGCGTGTACCAGAAAGGCTCGCTGGCTGACCGGACTTCCCGGTATTCGAACAATCACT